ACTGTCGTTCACCTCGGCCTAGTTATAAGTAACCTCGCCTTACTCCGTAAGTTATTATAGCGATTGCTATAATAATCTTGCAGTGCAGCTTGCTAGCATAGCCACTATAAACTTATTCGCTTGAATAAGTTATAAGTGGATTTAATTAGTAACACCGTTACTAATTACTATGCTAGCCGAGCGTGGAGTGAGCACTAAATTATTAGTAACTACCGTTACTAATAATTTAGTATTAGTTAATAGTTACTACTGCAACTATTAACTAATTCACTCAACGCTCTAGCTCTCTCATGCTTCAAATCAGAAACAAGTAATAACTACGAATGTAACGTTACACTGATTATGATAGATGAAAACAAGTATATGAGAGAGCTGGTACACCGTGTAACTAAGATAGTATAATCAATAGAAATAACTATCACGGTGTACTGATGCGATAGCAACTTGGTTGGTATCGCTAACTAAAAGAATGATGAGTAATGTGTTACAGAGTAATAGTAAATATAGTCAGGTAAATGATAAATCAAGTAAATGGTGAACCAATGAATATGAATTAGTATATATAGCTAAAATGAGTTCATAGTATCAAATAGAGTCAGCCGAGAAAAGATAGTTGTACTAACTTAATGTAGATACGCTATAAAGAATTGTGCTACTGGATAAATGTGTGAATATGGAAGTAATATAGCTAAGTAGATAAATGAATGATGGTGGAATGGCTAAATGGAGAATAACTAGGATAGATTACTAGTATATCCATGGTAGCGGAGTGGAGGCGTTAGCAGTAGTGGTGGTGGGGGAGTGGGTAGTGCTCGAGTGGGGAGTGGTGGTGGCCGGGGTGGCCATGAGTGGTGGTTCTTTTTTCTTTTTTGTTTTTTTTGCTTAGCTATATATAGTAGTTTTTTCTTTTTTTGATTTTAGTGAGTTAGCTATAGCTAGTAATTTTCTTTATTGATTTAGTTGAGTAGTGGTATTTCAACTTTAAGTAATAGAATTTAACTTTTTCGATTTGTGTTGGAAGATACTAATAGAGTAAATAAAATAAGTATGATTTTGTAGTAATGTTATAGCTTACAAGTTTAATATTTTACTTTTGAGCATAAGTGCATTGATGAAGATGATAAATTAGGCGAATTAGTTATAGCTAACTATTTTCTTTTTTTGATTAACTTAAGTTGTAGCAATTTACTTTCAATTATTAGATTAAGCAATGTTCATGAAGTAATTTAGAGAACGAGTGGTGCTATAATTTATAAGTTAGTTTTTTACTCTAGTAATAGCATTTTTAGAATAAGTAACACTAATAGAGTAATTATAAGTAGCAATAATGAGTAATGGCATTTTTTACTTTGGGTTATTGATTTTGAGTTTTGGATTGAAAAATACTAAAGAAGTAATTATAATGAGTATGGTTTTATAATAGAGTTATAGCTTATGAGTTTAGCATTTTGTTTTTAAGTTTGTGTGCATTGATTATATGGATAAATTTAGCGAGTTAGCTATAGCTAGTAATTTTCTTTTTTTGATTTTGGAGTTAAGTAGTAGTATTTTTATTTTAAGCAAAACTAATAGAGTAATAAAAACAAGTAATATATTATTTAGTCCATGAATAAATATTAGTGCTAATAGAGTAATTATAATGAGTAACGTATGTACAATAAATTGCTTATATAGTGAGTATATACAGTAATGTTAGACAATGGAATTTAGCTTTGAGTTATAGCATTTTACTTTTTAGTTTTGGATTAGGAAATACTAATAGAGTAATTTTATGAAGTGTATTTCTGCTTCAAGTTACAGCATTTTTCTCTAGGTTTTGGTTTTTACTTTTAAGTTTAGTATTTTGTTTTAGCATATTTGGAGTATTTACATTTAATGAATTTGGCATAGTTAGTAGGTTCTATGTTTGTATATATAGATAATAATTTATATATTAACATATGTATTATAGGTAATTAAGGATAATATATAGCAATTGATTTTAAGTTTAGCATTTTTGCTATTAGTTATTGTTCTAGTAATAGCATTTTTGTAACAAGTGATACTAATAGAGTAAATAAAATAAGTATGTCTTTTATAGTAGTTATTTTGCTTTGTGTTATTGGTTTTTGCTTTTGAGTATTGGATTTGGAAATACTAATGAAGTAATTTTATGAAGCAATGTAAAGAGGATTTATCTTCACTTCTAGTAATAGCATTTTACTCTAGTAATAGCATTTATGATTTAAGTATTTCATAATGAGTGAGTTGTAGTAGTGCAAATAAAAAATCATCTAGTATTAGTAGATGATTTTCTTAATTTTATATTTATCTAATTTTAGTTAGTATTAGTTTGATAAATTGTTTGTGGTAGGCTTATTTAAATTCTTTCTAAAATATATTTCAGTTAGCAGCCATTGAATTATTCCAATAATAGTACTTGTTAAAAATATATATTCTATTCCTAAGCTTAATTTATGTAAGAATAGCCATAAGAATAATGGTGTTAAAAATGCTGTTGGTAGAGCATAGAATAATTGAGCTTTTCCATTTAGTTCTATTTTATAAGACCTACTAATAGATAGCCACATATAGTATCTTAATTTTGTTAAGTATTCAAACAAAGCAAATATGTAGATTAAAGGATTTAATACTTCATTATAAATAGATTCTGGTAGAAACCATAGTAAATATTTAGAGCAAAAATATATAAATATAATAGTTAGAATAGTTCCAATTGCTGATTTTATAAAAATATATTCATTATCTTTTTGTGGAACTTTTACTTTTAATCCAACATTTCGAGAAACATGGCTATTTAATAATCCAGCCATAGCATCAATCCAGCCTTCAACAAAAGTAAATAAATTACTAATCCAATATTTAACTCCGGCATAAATTGGATTTATAGTAATCATTAAAGCAACTCCAATAATAGCTGATACTCTTGGAGCCATTCTTCTTACCAATTCCCATTTTACAATTGCCCAAGAGCGTTTAATTTCTTTAAAGTCAAATTCAAAGCCTTTCTTGAAGAAGTTTGGAATAGGTTTATTAAATAAGAACCAATATAAAGGGATAGCATTTGTTATAATATTTACTATTAGTGCTGTATTAACTCCTAGATGAAAAATGTGAGTTGTAATGAATATTCCAGCAATCATGCTCCAAGCAATTGAATGGTCTAAAATTACGGCTTCTTTACTTCTTCCTCTTGTTCTGAGGTATGCAGGTATAAAAATTGACCATGGGGCAGCAATTAGTATTGATAAAATAGACAATTGGAAATAAGGTGTATAAAGTGGAAAATCATTTGAAGATACTCCTAATAGCATTAGTAATTTAGGCAAGAATATAAAAGAAGCAATAGCAGAAGGTAATAGCATTAAGTAAAATAAGTATATATGGTTCTTAACAATTTTACTTTCAATAGCTTCTCCTTTTTCTTCAATTAGTTTTGGTAATATAGCAGTCAAAGAAGTTCTTGCAGTATAGTAAGTGGAAGATAATATAACCCAAAAAGCATCATTTACTCCAAATAGTATTGTTATTCTTTCCACTAAAGATTTATCAGCCAATAGGCTAAAACATAAAATCCATCCGATTTCAACAGAATTGTCTGCTATTGTACCAATAAAGCCATGATAAAGCATTTGAGTTAGTTTTTGACGAGTCCAAGGCTTATTTGTTGACATCAGATATACCCGTTGGCATATGCTAAGTTTTCGATTACACCTGACATGACATCAAAGTTATCTTCCTCAAGTAAAGACTTCAATTCATCTTTAGATAGCTTATTTATTGCAATAATGACACTTCTGCTGCCGAATTTAGATTGAAGTTTTTCTACTGTGAACATATTTCCTTGTTTTAGTACAATTTTTAACTTTTCGGGGGAAATTTGAGAGATTTCGTCCGGAGTGATAATTGTTAGACCATGTGTGAGTTTCGATATTGGCACACTGTTTACCATCTCAACTAAGTCAGCAACTTGTAATTCCTTAAAAGCTGTTAGTACATTTCCCAAAGGAACTTTAGATAATAAACTAGGTAACGATTGACCTGTCTGTTTCTCTACCTTGTTTACTTTGTTTAATAATTGTAAATCGAACATGTAATACCCCCTGTTTTCATTTTTATTACCTTTTATTCTATTTTTAATATTCCTAACAAATATCTAAGTCTTTTTAGTTATATATTTCTTAGTAGTTATTGTTACTATTATAACAAATCTTTAATTCATTGTCAATTGGAAACAGCCAGAAAATTATATAACTAAATTTTTTACAAAAAGAAAAAGAGCTATATAGTTATAGCTCAAATTAGATAGTTGAGTATTTATATAGTGACTCAGTTTTTAGAACATCATAATAAGTATTGGGAACAAATTCAATTGCATTGTAGTTGTAATATGAGTTATAGCTGCCTTTGATAAGGTGAGGGTTGATTTCAGCATCTTTGTTTAAGTACAGGTCGTGTAGTAGCAATTGGATATAAACAATATAAATATATTTATAGTAATGTTTAAAGAATGATTTCAAGTTAAGTAAATCATTGAATGATTCAATATTGATAGAGTAATCTTTCCATAACCACATAAAAATATTATGAATTTCTTGAGGGAAGTTTTCTTTGTATTTATCAAAGAGAATTGTGGCTATATCAAGTCGTTTATCATTTGGATTAAGGAAATGGGTTAGGAATAGCTCATCATCAAAGTGTGAGTCAAGTTGGAAATTTTTAATGTTAGTATAGTTTTCATTTTTAGTAACAAGGTCATAGATTGAAGTCATAGTAATCAGTCTTTCTTTTAGAATCGTGGTTGGTCAATTACTAACAATTGGTAGAGTTTATTGCTATAGGAGAATTGTTGGTTAGAAATAACTAAATCAGGTCGTTTAAAATCTTCATCATAGACGATTTTAAGTTTTTCTTTATAGCCATATTCATCTCGCCAAATAACAATCATGTAATCATCATAGTTAGTAATTTTGAGTTGATGAGGTTTAATATTAAAAGCAGTGTGGATTTCTTGTAGAGTAGCTAGTATAATTTCTTTTGGTACATTCATAGTTAAGTCTTTCTTTATTTCTTTCTTTTTATTTCACAATCCAAATAGTTTTAGGTGACAATTTTGGTGGACCTGTAACGGCATTGATGAGCCAAGTTGGTTTTTCATCTTCATTTTTAAGAGTTTTTGAAGTTTCTTTTTTCTTATCCTTTTCTTTCATGCTTGTAATCAAATCCTTTCTAGTTTTATTTATTGGTATTTACCAAGATGAGTGATAGAGATAAACCTCATTTTCAAAATCAGCATTATCAAGGATTTTATTTAACATTTCCAAAGAGTCTTTCACATTTAAGAAATATGAGAGAGCATAATCAATAGGACCGAAGAAGAAGCCTTCTTTAGTTGGTAAGATTTTATCTAGTTCTGTTTCTAGTCTAGTATATTGTTCTTTAGTGATAATTCCTTTTTCAATTAGGTTGTTAGCACTATAGTATAACAAATATGAGTCTTTATTGAGATTATAAGGATTAAGTTCAAGTACTTTTTCACAAATTTCTTTCAGTTCTAGGAAATCATCTTCAGTTACAAAGTAATAAGAGTTATTATCAACTCCATTTTGAACATTATTAACAAACCAAGCATGGATTTGGTTAGCTTTTTCCAAAGAAGCAACTGTTTCAAAGATAGTAGATTGTTTTGAGTAAAGGTTTTGTAATGGTTTAATTTTTTCTTTAGTCATAGTTTCGGGAATACCCCAATCTTTTGATAAAGAAAAGTCAAATTTCCAACCATTAGTTTTAGCCAATTCTTTTTCAGCGTAGTAATCAAAAGCTTCATTAGCGTAGTAATAGTCAATAGCAGAAAAATCATTAACTTTCTTTGTTTTATATATAGCAACATCTAATCCCATTTTTAGTTCTCCATTTTTAGTAGTTTTTATTTATTATATTTTGATTTAAGTTCTTCCATATAGTTTAGCAATTCTTGAGTTGGTTTATAGAAGTAAACACCTTCAAAGAAGTTTACGATTTCTGGTCCTTTTTCAATTAGACCATATGCAATTAGAGTATTTACCAATTCAAAGTTGTCAACTGGAATAGCCACAAGTTCTGAATCAATTTCATTTTCAAATACTTCATCTTCATCAGGTAGTATGCTTACAGTAACTGGCTCACAATAATCTTCATTAACTTCTTGAATCATAATAGCGATAGCATTAGTATCTTCATAGCGGTTAAGTAACAAGTTTAATTGTGAATCTTCGAAAGTAATATTTTCTAGTTGCATTGTTTTAATCCTCGTTTTGTTTTATTATAGTTATATTATACAACAAGTTATATGGTTTGTCAACAGTTTTGTGTAAAAATTTTTAAGGGTTGTTAAAAAAGAGCCATTAAGTTATATGGCTCTTTTTTGTTTTATTTTCAGGTAGTGTAAAGTTTTCTATTTCTTTAATTTATTTAATAAGGTTTAATTCCTTTAGAGTTTGTTTAGCGTCATTAACTGTAGTTTTAGTTGAGATTAGTTTTCTTACCTTTTGCATTTCTTTATAAGTATTGTCTATGCCAATATGGTATTTCACTAAATAGGGTAATCCTTTTGCACTTGACAAATACTTACGAGTTAAACCGAGTGCAGAAACACTATTCTCATAATAACCCTGTTCATTTTTCTTAGCATTTTCTATTCTTAGATTAGATAGATTTTCTAAAAATTCTTGATAATGTTTTTGAGCTTCATTTTGAAATTGTGTTATTTTTTCTTCTACTTCTGCTTGAGTCATAGTTATTTTCCTTTACTTATTTTTGTTTTTTATTTAATTCAGTTAATTGCTTAGCAGTTTCGTAATTAACTTCATCTAAGCTAGGAGCAAATCCTTTTTCTTTAGCTAGTGTAATGAATTTTTCAAATAGTTCTTTATTCATAGTAGTTATTCCTTATCATTTTGAAGTACGTTATCATATTCATCTAATACAATAGTATCAATGTGCATATTTTCAAATTTATTATTTTGGGCATTATGAATTAAGCCAAATATTTTATGTTTTTCATTTGGATTTAGCCAAAGTTCTTGTCTATCCATTAGCCATTTATGAACTTCATGTTGGTTAGTTGAAGTAAAGCATTTCTTATTATTGATAAACACTTGATAAATTTTCAAGTTATTCTTGTAATACCTACGTTTATTAGAAAGGAAGATTTTCACACAAGTATCTGATTTCCACCACTCATAGTCAGTGTGATTGTAATTAACAATGGTAGCAACATATCTATCATGGTTTTGAGAAATAATTTTATTAGTTTCTTTATCAAAAGGGTATTTTTGCCAACTGAAAAGACATTCTGGTTTTTTAGTTTTATTATTGCCATTATCATATAATGAAAAATAGATTTGTCGGTTTCTTTTTCCTATTTTTAATGTGCTTATATAATCAGCAAGTGTAAATCTTTTAGTCATTGTAATTCCTCTTTCTATATTTAGCAGAGTACAACTAAGTAATTAGTTATAGTTTTCAAGTAAGAATTTAAACGTTTCTTCTAGTTCCTTTTCATCTTTGGGCTCATATTCAAAATCTACCCATTCCTTATAATAATAGAAAAGAGAAAGAGAATGAGCTATTTTATTCAAAAAGTTAATTTCATCTTGGGTGTATTTAAGCTTATACTTAATTCTGACAATAGGTATTAAAAATGTCTTATTTGTCACTTTTAATATTTAGGATAAGATAAATCTTATCTCACGGCTGCCCTACAACAACCATTATTTACTCACTTTATTTAAAATAAAGATTATTGCAAATTACTTTTATAATTTTATCAATGTAGGATTAAATCCTAATTGTTCTCTTTTACCGATTATATAATTAGGATTTTCTTTTACCATAGTGTTATAAGCTCCATTTACATCGGCATTGATTATTCTAGTCTTACTCTTATAAGCGCCCCTTTTAATCCTCTTTCCAGAGAATTTAGGAATTGCTTCATCTTTATAATTTGGAATTTCATCATAATCTAAAAATGAAGCTTTTGAAGTATAACTTTCTTCTCTTGTAATGACTGTAATACCTAATAATTGGCATTTATAGGTCAATTGATTGATGAATTTTGCATAAGGAATATTTACAAAATTTTGGTTATTTCTTCTTCCAATATTGATACCGTTCTTCCAACCACTATTATTACCTATAACTACTATACTCACATCTCTCTCGTCAAAATAATTTGCTAAATATTTCGTAATTTTATGAATCTCATAAGAGATTTTGTTATTTCTTTTTAGCCAAAGACGGCCAAGAGATTTTGAAGTAAAGACATTATAGGGTAGTAATGTTTTCTTTTTGGAAGTCATTTTATTATAATATTGGTTAATAGATTTAATTTTTCTACCTGAAATTAAGATAGGATTGTCACCATCGTTTGTTACAACAGTAGCGAAATTGTTTAACCCTAAATCAATAGCTGCTACTCTTTGATTTTGTTTCAATTTGTTTTCTTTTATTTCATAAACTACTTCTATAACATAGCAACCAACTTTGGGAATAATCCTCACTTGTTGAGGTTGTTCTACTTTAGTAGGTATTCTCAAATTTAAGCTTGATTTGCAGATAATTAGGTTGTTATCTTCATCTCTTTTATTTGAAAATGTTTGTTTATTAAATTCAACAATAAATCTACCATCTGTTTTGTGTAAATATTTTGGAAGTCTGACTTTTTTATTATAATCAGATTTCTTAACTAGACTCCAAAATGATGATAGATTATTACCTAATTTCTTCAAAACAGTATTAGACACTTTTGATGGCAATTCTCTATAATCAAATTGATTACTTTGATTAAAAATTCTATTGATGTTCTGCCACGTTAAAACATCTAACTCCTTATCAAAATAAGATTGTCTAAATTCAAAAAGGGCTGCATTGTATAAATTTTTGCTTTTGAAACAGAGTTCATCACAGATAGAATATAATTTATGATTAGGTCTAATCTGATGAGTTTCTGTTAGTTGCATTTTATACCTCCTTATATTATTTTTATATATATTATATTCAAAAAGACATTATAAGTCAATAAATATAATACACAAATCCAATAAATCATTTTTAAATGTTAGCAAAATCTGGCCATTAGAAGTACGTTCTCTAATCGAACATACTTCTACTTCTTCTGATTGGAATTTATAGCCTGATTCAGCAAGTTTGTTCAGAATAGTTTCAATTTTATTTTCGTCCATTTTATTTCTTTCTATTAGTTATAGCTTTCAAGAAGTTGATAAATCGTAGTTTCTAATTCTTCTTCATTGTTTGGCTTATAATTAAATTCAATCCAGTGCTTATAGATTGACCAATAAGAAGTAATTGTGTTCAGATAATCAACATTTTCTTGGTCAAATGTTAGTTTGTAATCAAGTTTTAGTACTGCTCTGACATTTAATTCAGCATTTCCAAATTCAAAATAAAACATACAGTCACCATAATCAACATATATAGTTTTATCTTTAATTTCTTTTCTTTCAATGTTGTAGCCTTTTTTAGCAAGATTAGCAATAATTGTTTCAATTGTTTCTTTATTCATAATATTTAATTCTTTCTATTTAGCTGTAGTTATCTAATACTTTTTGAAGTAATGTTTTAAATTCTTCTTCAGTTTCTGGCATAGTCCAAAATTCTATATGGTCATATAGATGGCCTTTTACAATACTTTTTTCTTTAAGTTTGCCAAATTCCTCAAAATCTTTTTCAAAGAATGTGTCTACTGGACGAGCAAATTGAAAAATAACTTTCAAAGGTCCAGTTTCAAAGTCAACTAGAAATTTCACTGCTCCATAATGAACAAAAATTGCTTCATCAATTGTAAGTTCTTTAGTGCGAAGTTTTTTCTTGTCTTTAGTCAATTCATCAATAATTTTTTCAGCTGTTTTTAAATTCATAATATTACACTTTCTATTTTACATTTTCTTTAATATATTGAGCAAATTCTTCAGTAGGAGCGAAAAACATGATTCCAATATAGCCTTGTGGCATGATAAAGTCAGGCTTATCCTCAATCAAACCATTGTTTACGAGCAATTTTACATACTCAGGATTGTCAGTTCTGATTTGTACATATTCAGTAGGGTCATTTTCATCTTTTTCCATAACTGAGTTATTAGTTGTAATAATGTCTGGGTATTCATCATTTGGTAACCCCATTAAGATAGCAATAAAATTGCTTGATGAATAGCGAGAGAATGAAAAATTATAAGTTTCACCCTTAAAGTTAATGTTTTCTAATTTCATTGTTATTCTCCTTTCTTAATTTGCTTCTACTTCTTTAATCTTGTATTGTGTAAGAAATACTTTATACTGTTGTTTGATTTCTTCAAGTTCTGATTTAAAAAATTTAGTTGGTTTTGCTTTAGGAGTCTTGTATAGAAGTTGTACACCTATTTTAGTTGATTTCAAAACATACACTTCAGAAGCCAAAATGAATTGTTTAACTTTTACTTTCTTTTCTCCAGTAAGGATTTGTCTTACTTCTTCAGTATCTTTAGCAATTCCATTTTCAATTAAGTTATTCTCTGCTAAGTATTGGATTCGTTTATACAAAGTTAAAGAACGTGAGACTCTTGTACAGCCATCAAAATGGCCCGAAACAATACCCAACAGAAAATCTTCAAGTTCTTTTTTGCTATTGAAATTCTTTTCAACTTCTGTTGTTACCATGCGGTCACGATAGTCACGAACATTGCTTGATGAGTAAGCATATTTAATAGTCAAATCTTTCAAATTGATGTTAAGTTTTTTAAGTGTATCATAAGACATTTTTGTAATCCTCTTTTCATTTCTTTCTAGTTATATTGTACAACAATACTCTTAGTTTGTCAATATTTTTATAAATTAAATGAGCTATTTATTTTTCTGTAAAAACAATATAGCTCAAACTGATTTTGAATGTTGTTATATCGTCACTAGTGGAACAGTAAAACAGTTTAAACTGGATTTCGATAATTGTATCGACTTTATGAAAAAACAGCTTAAAACTGATTTTAAGCTGTTTTTTATTTTATTTAATTTTAATCCCAACTGATTACAAGTGAGCCATTACTATTATATTCTTGTGTTCCGAGACCACAAGAAGTTTGTACTTTATATCCATTCTCTTTTAATGTTTTAATAATTTCTCCAGTTAGTTCGAGTTGGTCTGCATAATTAAGATTGTCATACCCATTTGAAAAATAAATCATAGGCTCACACGCATAGCGTCCAATCATTGGTATCTTTACATCCTTAGCCATTGGAGCTTCTTTTTTAATTAGAGGTTCAACTACTTCACTAATATATTTATCTCGCAATATTAAAATACCATTATATAGCTCACTGGCTTCTTTTGCCGTAATCATAAATTTTCCTCTTTTCATATTTTCTTTATAATTATATTGTACAATAAGTAGTTCTGTTTGTAAATAGTTTTATAAAAATAAAAAGGCAATTTTATATTGCCTTTTTATACCATTTTGATTGAGATAGTAGCAGTAACTTTAATCAATTCACCGTATTCCATTGGGTCATTGATTGCTTCAACAATTGTGTTTAGTGTATAGGAAGTTTGGTCAAATTCAAGGTATTCTTCAAAGAATTTTTTAAGATTGGTAGGAATAATTTTCAAAACATCTTTGTCAAGTGAATCAACAAAATCAGAATAATCAAATTTACCAAATTCTTTTAATTCAAAAATAAAGAATAGTGGAACATCATTAACTCCATTATTAAGTTGAGTCAAAACATAATTTTGCAAAGATTCTTTGATTGTTGCTTTCTTATATTTGTTAGAATAATCAACCCCATCTTGCTCTACATCGAAAATCGGATTACCAGTCAAAATAGAAGCAACTACATTTTCAACAACATTAGCATCTTTTTCATAGCATACCCATTCAGCAAGTTCTCGTTTAAGATTGTCAGTAATAGTATCATAAGCTTGTTTAAAATTTTCGTTTAGTTTAATCATTGTTTTATTTCCTCTTTTTCTTTATTATAGTTATATTATATAATAGAGTTTTTAATTTATCAACAATAAAATGAAATTTTATTTTAAAATTTTTGATAAATATTGTTTTTGATTTCTGTTACAAGCTCATTAGAGTTATTTAAGACTTTATCAATAACAAGATTATCCTTAAAGATAGCAAAGCTATATTTATTATTTAACAACTTTTCAGCATCAGTAGAGTCAAATTCTGAATCGTAATCGAACTTATAAGTAGCAATAATTTTTAATTTACTGCCTTGAAAAGTAACCATAATAAGGTTATCATTTTGCAAATCTTCGATTTCGATTTTTGAGTCAAAATCATCAGCAATAAATCGCACCATTCCAAATTTTTGTAATTCTTGTTTTAGATTTTCATAAATGTTATTAAGCATTGAAGCTTCAAGTTGAGTTTTATTTTCTGTTTTCATTGTTATTTCTCCTTTTTAAATAGCTTTGTAAGCAATAGCAGATGGATTAAACGCAGTTCCGCCATAAAGTTTGTACATTGTATATTCTACTTTATAAAGTTCATTTTCAATCAAATAGAGAACTTCAATTGTATAGACCCAATCATATTCCTTAGTTTCTCTATTTTCAGAACGTTTATAGTTAAAATCAATGATTGCTTCATCAGTAGTAAGTTCTAACAAAGTTTTCAAATCAGATTTATTCCATTTTAATTTTTTAGAAAAAGTTTCGACTTTAATAAATTCAGCTTTCAAAGGAACTTCAATCTTATCTTTTTCTTCAAAAGTTTCAAGGTCGATTGAGTCCATATTGATTGATTCAGTATAGTAGTTCAAGAAGTCAATCATTTTAGTTTCAGTAAGAATATGTTTTGTTTTTTTGCCATTAACAACTAAACGAAAAAGTTGAGTAAAATTGCCACCGTAATCATTACGGTCTTTATAAGCAACGAATTGCACTAAATCATTTGGCTTAACAGCTTTTGTAGCAGGTGTATCTTTTGTAAATTCTTTAATCAAGTAGGTTTCAGTTGTGTAAGCAATCTTCATTTGTTTTTCCTCATTCCTTATTTACAGTCTAATTATATAACAAATTTCATAAGTTGTCAACAATTAAATTTAAAAAGTTTAAATAAAAAAAGCATTATCTTTTTATTGATAATGCTTGTAATTTATTAGTTTTTAATTAGGGCATTAAAGATAAGATTTCCAAATTGAACAATTCGGTCAATATCATTTTCAATTGCATAAGTTTCTTTAGTAATATCCCGTTTAAGTTTAGTTCGAGTAATGAGCTCGATAAATTGTTTTGGGTTATTTGTGATTTTAGAGAAGATAACTTCCATTTGTTCCATAGTAAATTCGTAGAATGTAGGTTCTAGTACAGAGGTCATAAGTTCTTCAAATTGTTGTTTAGCTTGGGCTACTGTAAGATTTTTGTTTTGGAGCATGAACTCTTTAAGAGTAATCTTTGGAATATCCTTTCTTACTTTTTTGCAAGCTTTACGCCAATTGCTAGTGTTGATAGCTTCCTTTAGTTCGCCCCAAATTCGCCAGTTCTTATTGACAGTACTATCATTAACATTAACAAAGCTGATAAATTCATCTAGGAAAAAAGTAAGTTCATCAAAATCAGCAATAATACCATTAAAACGTTTGAAAGTTTTAAGTGTAAAGTTTGTAAAGCGAGTTTTATTGTAAGCTTTTCGAACTTTGTCAAGTTCTTGGATTTTAAGTTCAGCAAGTCGTTTGTTAAAACGTTCTTCATCATCAAAGATAAAGTTTTTAGCTGCAGCTTTAGAATCTTCCACCATTTGCATGATTTCCTCAATGGTTTTGTCTTGATTCTTCTTCTTATTGATTTCTGTTTCAAAATTAAGAATACGTGGGCGTTTTTCTTGTTCTACTTCTTTTCTAAGTTGTTTCTTTTGTTTGTCAGTTAGTTTCATTGTTTTTACCTCATTTCTTATTACAATTTAATTATACAACAAAAATTTTAGGTTGTCAACACTTTTTTGTAAAAAAAATAAAAAACTTTAGATTTTTCTAAAGTTCTTTATCTCTTCTAATAAGAATTGAAATCAATAGCTTTAATTATGCCATTTTCATCTTTAGATATGACAAGTTCATAAACTATTCTAGCAACTGGTGTAATTGTTTCATTATTTTTATTTGTGAAAGGCCCTTGTTTCTCAAAATCTAAAGAATTAAATGAAACAAGTTCTGATGATTTATCACTGTTTACTCTAACTGTATTGTCAGATTTATCAACAGCAAAAGCGAATCCATCTGGGCTGTTAGGGTATCGTCTATTCACATTTAAAGCGAACCAATAATTCTCCATGAACTGTTTTAGGATTCTTTTACAAGATGGTTGCTCAATATAAATTAACAAATAATTTACAAAATCCTTTACTGCTTGATTGGAAATAGTTAAAGAATCAATATAGTCTTTAAGCTCTGCATAAAGACAATCAAGTTCTTTTTCTTTTTTGGCAATTTTATTTAATAGTAATGAGCGCATTAGTAATTCCTTTATTTATCTAAGTAGTCAAAAGCTGCACGAGCTTTTTCTTGGTAAGAGCCTTTTGTGTGATAAGCAATTTGTAGAGCTTCATCTACTTTGTATTGCATAAAAGTAGAATAGAATGGAGTTAATGAAAAGTATAAATCATGATAGAAGTTAGCTAATCTAAGTTGTTTAAATTTTTTATAAGAAATTTTATTAGTTTCCCAAAGTTCTTTGACAATTCCAACTTCTTCTTTGTCTTGAAATAGTAAGTTTGAAAAATGGAAGAAACTATAAACAGTATTGTTTTTGGTTAATTCTTTAAATCGTTGATAATCTTCTTTTTTAATATTGTAAGCATTTCTTCTTATCTTGTCTAAGAGCTTTTTATAGCTCTTTATATGTTCTTGTTTCATCTTTATTAGTCCTTTTAAATTTTTATGAATGACGGCGCCAATAACCCATCCAATAAGGTATATTGATAATAATTTTCATAGTATCAATTCTCTTATCTTCTTCATCATATTCCCGCCACATTTCAAAATCAATAAGATAAGACCTAGAATCAAAATCCAACTTGTCTGTCAAAAAGCGCTTAATAAATCTTTTAATTAAATTAAGTTCTTCTTCCGTGAGTTCAGTATAAAAACTTTCTACTAAGATTTCATTCAAATGGTCATAATGAAATTGAAAATTAAGTGGAATATATCCAATACCCTTTTTTAAATTAAAAACTACATGATTTACAATAGTATCATTTAGTTTCTTTGCTTTGATTTCCTCAAAATAGGAAGTAAAATCTTCATCATCATCTATAATTTGACAATCAGTCAAAACTAAATGTTTTATTGTTTCTAAAGGATTAGTTAAGTAATCAGATTCTAGCTTCGACCATGTTTCTTCAAGTTTTTCCTTTATGATAACATCTCTTGGTTTAAGTGTTTTATATAAATCTAGCATAGTATTCTCTTTCTATTCAAAAATAATTTTTTCTTTTATTGCTTCTGGGTCAGCTTCATTATCTTTCAATAATGAAAGGATAGTGCCATACAAATCATCTTGAGTTGAAATTTCTTTATATGAAGTATAATTAGTAAAATACTTTCGAGATATATGATAGAAAATGATGAATGTATCAGTTTTCTTATCATTCATAACGCTAATATAAAAATCATTAAATTTATCAGACTTTGAAATAATTTTCAAATTCAAGATTTTACTTCTATTAACAAGTGGAATTACTTTATATCGCTCAAGATTTTCCTCTTTCACAGCAGAGTACAACGGCTCAGTAGAGAATTGAAATTTAATTTTTAATGGTTTCTTGTTAAAGAAGTCATTTACTTCATCAATATTCATTAAATTATAGTTTCCTTTGTTTTCTTTTCAATAATATTTTCAACAAAAGCTCTATTTACTTCCTTTTTGTTGAGCCTCTTCTTTACTTTATTTTCTACTTTTTGATTGTGCATTTCCACAACGTTATCAATCATATTATCCATTAGCTCTGATAACTTTTCAGAGAAAGAAAGTTCTTGTTGAGCATTTATTTCAATTTTAGCCTTGTTAGTATCTTCATTAACAGTTACTTCAATGCTGATAACTTTTATCTTTTTGCCAGCACCTTTCAAATACAATTTTATATCTTCAATTTCATAAGTAATTTTATTGTTGCTTTTGTACAGTTCCAAACTAAAAACATTTTTAGCCCAATTGTCTCCAGTGTGGCGTTTTCTAGTCTCAATTAGCTCTATAAAATATTTATGGCAATAGGCGTTTTTGATAATAGTTTTTGGGAATGATAAATCCCATGCTTGATTTATTTTGAAATTCAAATCTTTATCATTTGATAACAAAGTAAATTTCTTCATTTCATCATATCCTTTCTATTTTATCAGTATTCATTAGTTATAGTTTCTTTTGCTTTTTGTTTAATGATTTCTTCAATAAGCTTTTTATCCTCAAGTTCTTTTGCAATATTTTTACTTTTTTGCTCTGATAATTTTTTAGAAACTCCGCTAGTTATATATGCTAAGAAAGAAGTAATTTTTTCCTTTAATGACGGAAATTGTTCCACATTAAGTGTTACTTTTGCCTTATTTGCTTTGTCGCTTAAAATCACATCAAGACTAATAACTTTTGCTAAATTTCCAGCACCTTGAGAATTTAATTGAAATTCTTCAATCTCATAACTTATAAGTCCTTTATCTTTACTTAACTCTAACGTAAAAGCATCAGCCCAATTAGAATTTGAAAGAGCATTATCCTTTGTTTCATCTGTAAGTTTCTTGAGCGATTCGTAATAATAAGTTCCATCAGATATAATTTCAGGTGCTGAAAAAGTCCAGCCTTTTTTAATTTTAAATTTTATTTCATCATTTGGTAATAAGGTAAATTTCTTCATTCTAGTTAATGCTTTCTATTTTTCTTTAATCTTCAGTTATAATTTCCTTAGCTTTGTTTTTAATAATTTCTTCAATGAGCTTTTTATCATCAAGTTCTTTTTGAAACTTTCTGCTCTTTTGTTCTTCAATCTTTTTAGTTATTCCACTAGTCATACAAGCGAAAGTAGTTTGAATCTTTTCAACAAGTGATGGTACTTTTTCTATATTTACTTTAACTTTAGCTCTATCAGTATTTTCATCAACTGAGACTTCAATACTAATAACTTTAAGATTTTCTCCTTGGCCTTGAAAATTTAATTTCATATCCTCAACTTCATAAACAACTGTTCCCTTATTTTTCTTAATCTCTAAAAACATAATTCTATCCCATGAAGTAGTAGGAGCAGGTTTGTTAATATTTATACTAGCTATAATGTATTTGATTTGTCTGTAACAGTACGAATTTATAATCAACACTTCAGGTGCACTAAAATCCCATCTTTGTTTAATTTTAAATTGTAACTTATCATTTGATAATAAGGTAAATTTCATCTTCGACCTTTCTAACCTGATTAAGCAATTCTTTCAATTCATCAAAAGTAAAGTATTCTGTTTTATCAAAGAAAATAGTTTGACTAGTTGTTTCTCTAATTCTTCCTTTTCTTTGAGCCTCTGGTAATCGTTGTTCATCATTTACTTTTGTGGTTTTATAGCAACCAAAACGAATTTTATTATTATCAAAATAAAAGCCTTGAATAGTTAATGAATCACCAAATCTATTTTTAAATGTAAGAGTATATACTCTATCTTCTTCATCAAAATCAAAAGAATACTTCCAATTCAAAGTGTTGAACTTCTTAATAAAGGCATGCTTCATTTTTTCTTCTTTATTAAGAAAATTCATCAAATTGTCTAAACGCTTGATTAAGTTAGTTTTAATAACTCTATTACCAACTCTCATAATTGGGATTTTCTTATGGTCTCTAAGCAAATAAATTTGAGTTTCAGAGTTGTTTAGCAGTTCTTCTCGGAAAAACTCTTTTAATTGATTTTTGCTAATATATTCAGCAATAAACCAATTAACTCTACTCTTAATTCTATTACTATCTTTAAGCTCTAACTCTTGTAATCGTTCAAAGCGTTTAGCTGCTTTCTTAACGATAGCTTTATATTCTTTATTGTTCATTTTACTTTTTCCTTTTCATGTATCAGTTTCAAAAACTCAGCGAATATGTCATAAGAATCTAGCTCTGGTTTCGCAACAGAACTTACATCTACACCTTTTTCCAACCCAAGTTTAATGATTCTCATTTTAAAAGAATCAAACTCGGGATTTGCATACCAAGATATATCTAGTCCTTGTTCCATACCCTCATAAATTGCTTCCATTTGAGCATAATCATATTCTGGCTTGTTATAAATGGAAACATCAAACCCCTTTTCAAGGCCTAATCGAATATATTTAATTTCAGTTCCCAATAATTTTCTTTTATTGATTTCATTTGGGTCCAATTTAGCACAAACGAAATAGTATATTTCATTTCTATCATAGCCACTATATTTTCCAGTATAACCATGAAATTTAATTAGCTCCAAAAACAAATCATAATCTTCCTTAGTATCAAAAACGTAGTAGCTATATTTATATTTCTTAGCCATTTTAATTCCTTTTTCTGTTTCTTCTAAAACAACTCTCAGCTGTTCTAAGCTTTTTTTCTGTAAAGTTGATACATTTATCGAAAAACAGTTTTTACCGTTTTAGCAATTAACTAGTGACGATATAACAACATTTAAAATCAGTCTGAGCAATATTTATTGTGTAAAAATCATTAAAGTATTAGTTTCAGGCTCAATAGTATAAAAATCTAATTCTTTATCATCTGAATTAGTAGAATATTTATAGAGCCTATGATTCTCTTTGATAGAGGTACAATTGATTTCATCTGTTGGAGTATAAACTTCAATAGTATTGTATTTACTAACAAACTGTTCTTTAAGTTCTTTTACTTTCATTGATTACTTTCAATTCCTTTCAGTTAAATAAAGAATGTAACAACCCACATCAATCCATAAACAAATCCTAAGTTCAAATATTGAGTAATTGTGTATTCAAATTGCTGTTCTAAATAATTTTCTTTGTTTTTGTCTTTATTTGTACTTGTTCTAGCAAGACCTTTAAATAGCAAGTCTGAAACTAGAATTAAGCCAAATGATTGAGCAAAAGAGATAGTACTAACTGAAACGATTGTAGTTAAAATTTGATTCCAACCAAATTGAACAGCCAAGCTATAGCAAAATACAAGCAAGACATCTAAAATTATTAGTACAATATAACCAATTGTTTTTCCTGTGTTATTCATCATGTTTAGTCCTTTTCTTTTTATAAAATTTTATTAGTAACAATCGTCACAATAAGTATGTGCATCATGAGTAGCTAGTCTACCGCAATCGCAAGCTTCTAAATCTTCTTCTTGACAATCTGGGCATAAATCAAACCATTCTTCAAATTGGTCAACCCAAACCTTTTCAGTCTTTTCGTCAAACTTACTACAATAGTCACAAATCATAGTACAATCCTTTCTTTATTCTTGTAAGTAATTTAATTCAATTTTGGCAAAATAACTTCAGCAATCAAATCATATTCATCTTTAAAGAAATCAGAGTCAGTAATAGCAAATTCTTCATCTTCAAATTTAAAGTTAGATTTAAAGTTATTTTTAAATTTTTCTAGCAATTCTTCTTTTACAGTTTTATCATGCAAAAGATTAGTCCAATCTTTGTCAGCATTGTTTAATTTGACAATAGCAGGTTCATAAGTAAAAATGCTAAGGAATGCTTCACTTAGATTATTCACATAATCTTTAATATTTGATTTTGGAAGAATCATTTTACCGGACAGCAATTCTTTTTCAAATTGATTAGTTAATTCATTTGAAGGCCAGTCATTGTTATCTTTCATTGTAGTCATTAGTTCTTTAGATAAATCTGCTATATTGCCTTCTTGAGTAGAATATAAATCCATTTTATTAAGTAATTCTTTTGTTAATTTCATCTTGTTTATTCTCTTTTCATCTTATAATCATATTATACACCAAAAAGGTGTATTTGTCAACTAGAATCATTCTAATGCAGCTATCAGTTTAAGCAATTCTAAGCTGTTTTTCTAATTCATTAAGGATTTAATCAAAAATCAATCTAAACTGTATTAGCATTTAAGCTACTGTTTCTAAGTTGGATGTAAAGAGAATACTCAAAATAAAAAGAGCAAGAAATATTTCTTGCTCTAATTTTTATGATTAAATATAAATGATGATACCTTTAAATTCAGATACTGTTACTACACTTTTAACAATACTACTTCCACCATTTCTAGCAACTACCTCATGATAGTACCCCATATGAGGGTCAAGATAATTCTCTCGGGTTTCTTGATGTTCATCATATTTCAAGTAATATTTGAAGCCTTCTTCTTTTAAGAATTGAATAATCTTTTGAGTATCTTCCCCATTTTTGCTTTGTAATGGAATGAAAATACTTGACAAACCACGTGCAGCTCCTTTTAAGATTTCATCTTTTACTTGATTGATTAAGGTGTTATTCATTTCTGCAAATGCTTTTCTTTGATTAACTTCATCTTTAAAACTCATGTTTTATTTTCTCCTTTTATTTTATTAAGATTTAATTTTTCTTTTAAGTGACTCAATAATGAAATTCAAGTCTTTTAGCTCTAAGCGATAAACATAACTTTGAGGATTTACAACTCGATACCAATAAGTGTAGAAATAAGAAATTTCATGTAAGAAACTTACTAATTTTTTATTCTTTTTATTTTCCTTAATAAATTCTTTTAATTGTTCAAGGTTTACAAATTGGAAAATACCTGTAGTGTAATAATCTCCATGTAAATTGAAGCCATAAAATTCATTTAAATAACCTGTAAATTCATCAATAAATTTCACTTGAGCACTATCTTTATCTAACAAATAGGTTTTAATGTTGCGAATGACTTCATTAGCACAATCATCATTAAGCAATAAGTAGTTAGTAATGAATTTCATTTCAAAATTATCAGTTTCAAATAATGGCGTTAAAGTATGTAATTCACTTTGAAATTGGAATTTATATTGTCCTTTTACCAATTTAATTTTCAATGGGCGATATGGGTCAATTTTATATAGATTAAGCAATGGATTACAGTTATTGACTTCTGTTACTTCTCCATTCTTTACTACTACGAGGAACCAAGATGGCTTTTCGGCATCCGCAATATACAAACCATCTTCAAAATCTTTTGTTTTTGTCAATAAGACTTTGTTAGCTAATTCCAATTGTTCTTCCCAAAATTTGATTTGGTCTTTTGCTTTTTTAGCATAAGTTTCTAGTTGGGTTTTGTTGTATTTTTTAAGAGTATCTTCTTTCATTTTTTGTTGTCACCTTTTCTTATTTTATAGTTATATTATACAACAAAAACGTTGAAGTGTCAATAAAAATATAGGATTTTATTAGAAAATATTTAAATAAAAAGAGCAATTTCTTGCTCTTTTATTTTTTAGGTTGTACAAATTCTGTAATAGGTGTTACTGAATCTTCTTCAACAATTTTTACTAAGTAATCCTCTTTTGGAGTAAAACTTAATGTGTCAATATTAGTAAATTCTGCACTTTTATCATTAAGAGTAATAATGATTTTTTCGCCATTCCAAAAATAAGTGCCATCAACAGAATAAGCAAATAAATCTTTTAGTGGTAAAACTTTTGATGGGTTTAGAGAATGAACTTTTGCAATCTTTCCAATTGGTGAAAATGATTTATTCAGTTCTTTCACTTTATCAAAAGCAAGAAATTTCTTATATAGTTCATTGTTATAATATTTTACAGATTGTAGGAATTTTGGTAAATCTTCTTCTTGATAAGATTTAATTACTCCCCCCATCATGGCAAGTGGTTTGAAATTTAGTAAATCTTCTACAAATTTGCTATCATCAAACGCATATTCTTTAATATATTTACTTGTTAGAAAATATTCGGGATATTCCTTGGTTAAAGGATTCACATAATTGACAAGATGAGGTAATTCAGTATAGATTACACCATTTAAATTCTCACCAGCATTTGGGTATTTACAAGGATATTTATTCTCCAAATCCGGATATTGTTTTTGGAATTTGTTTTTAATTTTTCCATATGAGCGAGCTCGAGGAGTAAATCCCCATTCTTTCTGAACATAAACACCAGGAAAATCTGGTCCCCATACATCACTTGGGATATATCCAGCTTTTTTAATTGTTTCTTCTACTTCTGCATTGCGTACAAAATAAAGATTAACAAAATCCTTATCATTTTTTGAACTGAATAAACCTTTCCCAGTTCGGTAACTCCATGAAATTAGTTTTGGGTATGTTGTCATTGTTTTAGCCTTCTTTCTTTTTCTATATTTATATAGTACAATATTTTTTGTAACTTGTCAACAATTAAACAAAAAGAAAAAGAGCAAAAATATGCTCTTTAAATAGTTTTAAAATAAATAGAATTGTTATTCCAAAGCAAAGAATGAAATGAATTTTTTATCAATTTTATAAATTTGTTCATCTTCTAATTGTAAATTAGCTTCTGCTTTTATTAGTCGTTCTTTTGCTTCAGTTCTTAACAGAACTAAATTTGAGTTAACTAAAAATAAAATCATATTTAATTTATTAGTTTTATATTCTTCTAGGTATTGTAGTTTCATCTGTTCTGCTAATGACAACCAAAAATTAGGAGTTTCATCATATTGTGCAAAAGCAGAATTAGGATAATTTAAATTTTTAGCTAAAAGAATATTATCCTCGTTATATTTCATTTCAAATTTAGCAATATCATTAAAAAATATAAATGACTCATTTTTATTTAGCAAATAATAAGTTTGTAACTTTTGTGCTTCTAAAAATTTTTTAAGTTCTTTACTATTCATTTATTTTCCTTATCTAAGTTTAAGCGTTTCTGAGCTGTTTTTCTCAATCTTTGATGGTTTTATCGAAAAACAGTTTTAACTGTTTTAGTGTTGCTTATATTTCGATATAACAACCCTTAAAATCAGTTTTAGACTGATAATAAAATCTATTTTTCACTTTTTGAGCGTGTAAATAGATTTCGGATAAATTCGATAGCAACTACAATCAAAAGAAATTGCCAAAAAGTTACTTTTGGAAGAAATTCAAAAAACCCAGTAAGGAAATTGTAACCCCAAAATGCTAGCATGTATGGTAATCCAATGAGAAAAAGTGTTCCTAAAAATACTAGGAAAAGTTGAATATATTTCATTTTTAATGACTCCTTTTATTTTAAAATTTCATCTTAGATTCTAATTCTATGAGTGCTTCTGTATTTTCAACTGCTTCAATCAAGAAGTGATAAACAGTTTGGTAAATATCCCAATACGGTGGTTCTGTAATTTCTACAGTAGTAAATTTCTTACCCTCTTTATTAGAGCGTCTGCAATTTAAAACTACTTTTGTTTCAGAGACTGATTTAATCATAACAAACAATTTAATATGTGAGACTTCACAATTCCAAGCATAGTACGAACCTTCAACTAGTTCAAATTTATATTTTTCTGGTATAAAAGTGTTATTATATCTTCCTACAAAATTTTCAATTTCTTTATTCATTTTTCAGCCTTTCTTTTAATCTTATTTAAGATTAGCGAACATTTCATCAAGTTCTGCATCGAGTTCTTCTAAATTTACTTCAATTAAATAGTCTAATTCTCTTATGTCTTTTTCTTCCAAATCAAACAATGCCTTAAGAAGAGTTTGAAACATATCTTTATTTGGAAATTTCTCAAGTTTAAGATAAGTCAAATCAATAGGATTATATGAAATAAATACTTCCACATGATTATCTTTAACATCTGAAATTCCTACTTCTAAATTTTTGTTTAGCAGCTTAGATTTCCAAATATAATTATCAAAACTTTCTAATTCAAATTTATAATTAGCTGGAACTTTTTTATTAAAAACATCAACAAAATTTTTAATGTTTTCTTCTCGTTCAATTCTGCTATTTTCTAATTCAGCAATAAATTCATCAACAAAGTTATCAATTTCTTTATTCATTTTTTAATCCTCTTTTATTTAATAAGATTATTATATAACTTTCCTTTAATTTTGTCAATAGAAAAATAAAAAATAGCTAATAAATATTAGCTATTTTTTCATCTTTTTAATCAAGCTATCTAATTGCTTCAATTCTCGAAGATTCAATTTATCAAAATCAACTTTGGTAGTAATATTTCGTTTCAATCTTCGAGTAATTTCATTTCGCTCAGATAATTCTGCTTGATTTTCTTCCATTTCAATCTTAGCAACTTCTTCATCAATCTTAGCAATGATTGGAGTAAGTTCTGTAATAAGTTTTTCAATTTGTACACGATTGAGTTCAGAAATGAAATTCAAGTAATATTCATTAGCATATAATTGAGTTCTATAACTCCAAACTTCTTTTCCTTTTTTAAATAATTGTAAAACTACTGAAGAATAAACGTTTTTCTTATTGTAGCTATAAGGGCTAACTGTTAATTTAACTTCTCCTAAATCTACTTCTGTTCTATTTTGGCAAATAGAATAAGTTAAATCAGCAGCTCTAATAACTTCACCGCCAATTAGTACTACTCTATTGTTAGTTAATTTGATAAGGTATGACTTTAGTAACTCTTTTCGTAAATTCAAATTAGGTTGTTTCTTCTTCATTGTTTTAATTCCTTTTTAAATTTTTATGTTAGCTTATTCTTCTTCAGCATTTCCTACTGCTTCAGCAAGGAAGTGATAAACAGTATTGTAAATATCCATGTATGGACTCTCTATAATTTCAAGTTCTTTACTATTTCCATTGTGTTCACATTTTAAAGTAACAGCAAGTTCAGAAACGTTTAGAATTGTTACTTTTAAATCAATTGAGTCTGTTTCATAAGTCCACACATAACAATTTTCAATTTCTTTGAATTGGAACTTGATAGGAATGAATTGTTTATTATAGCGGTCAACGAATTTAATGATAAGTTCTTTTTCTACATTTCTTCTCTCGCTTACTTCTCTTGCATGAGGCATGTAATATTCCCAAAATGGTGTAATATTTTCATTTAGATTTTTTTGAACTTCGTTTTCCATGATAGCTTTCTTCCTTTTCATAAGTTATTTCATAGTTATATTATACAATAAAAGATTTAACTTGTCAACGATAAAATAAAAAAGATAGTAAATATATATATATTTACTATCTTCATTTTCAACTTATAAAGCATTTTTCAATTTAGAAAGTGTTTCATCTAAATAAATATAAGCAGCTTTGATTTCGCTTATATCTTCCAATCCAAAATAGCTATTCATAATTTTATGACTGAATGTTGGTTTAATAGAACCTTTACTGAAATAGACTTTATCTTTATAACTACCATCTAGCATAATATTGTAATTTTGTTCTTCTGAAACAAGAAACCTGTCAAATTTATCTGAAAATCCTAGATTGAAAGTTTCACCATTATTCAGAACAGAGATGCTAAACTTAAATTCTTCTTTTGCTCTTTCAACAGTTCTATCAAAATGCCAACTTGTTGTAAAAGTATAACTCTGAATTAACAATTGGTAGAAATATTCTTTTACAGCAGAAATATAGAAGCTTTCGAGATTAGCTTCAATATATTTAATAAATTCTTGAATAGAACTTACTTTGTTATTAAGAAGCATTTCGTAAAAGAAATTAGTAAATTCTGGCTCAAGAGAATCTTTCTTAGTCTCAAAATAGAAAGTAGTGTTTAATCCAACTTTTAAGAATGGTTGAATATTTCTTGAAGCATTTTCCAAAATCTCATGAATGTTAAGTTTAGCTTCTATTTCTTTTTTGATTTTACCACAACTTGGTAACAATTCCTTTTGAATAAGTTTCTTTTTGAGAAATTCACTAGCACCGGTAACGATTTCAAATTTAGTGACTTCAATATTAACTCTTTCTTGAATAGATTTATCACTATTCATTAACCAGGGAGTAATAAGCAAATTCCAATATTCTTGAATTGCACTATCTTCAGTTAATTTATCAAGAATTGTTAAAACTTCTTCATATTCAGTAGCTCTTGAATAAATTAGATTTCTTTTAGCTTCCTTTGTAATGCTTTGTTCGATTAGGTTAAGAACAATAGCTAGTAATGATTCTTTTAAATCTTTTGCTTCATTAAGAATAATATAATATTCTTTTTCTTTGAATGGATTTCTTTTATTTAGTCTGAATTGATTAGATTTATATAAGTAGACTACTTCAAAATAAATTGTACCGCATTTATAATTAAATCTATTCTTAATTTTATAAAATTCTGTAATATGTAAATTGGTTGGGTAAATTTCTCTATTTATTTGGTTTATTTCATTCATCAAATCTTCTACGGTTGTACAAAAACTTGGATTCATATAGTAGCTCCTTTTTATTTTCATTCTAACAAATTTACTATTTTTAGTCAAATCAAAAGAAGCCTTATAAAAGAAAAGGATTTTTATTTCTTTTATTTTTTGAGTAAAAAAGCCTAAAAACACTCAAAATCACTGGTAAAATACTTAGTTATAAAAATCTAAAATCGGCCCAAAAATACTGATGAAAAATACTCATTAAATAATTCAAAAAAGCCCAAAAATACTCATAGAGCAATTTTAAAAAGTGTGTAAAATACTCATCTTGATTTGTAGTAAATCGGCCCAAAAATACTCAGCTTAAACATGATTAAAAAAGGAATGTTAGTAAAATCAGCCTAAAAATACTCAGCATTTAAAAGCAAAAAACATCCTAAAATACTGATGAAAAATAGGGCAAAATACTCAATGTTAAAATCCAAAATCGGGGGTAAAATACTCAAAATCGGCCCAAAAATACTCAAAAAAAGCCCTAAAATACTCAAAATCAGCCCTAAAATACTCAAAATCAGCCCAAAAATACTGATAAAAAGGGGTAAAATACTGTTTTTTGACATTACGCTGTTTTACAATTACTGTAAGCCGTTGAGTAATAACAGTCAGAGCAGTTCCTAAAACAGCGCTTTTTCAGCTAATAACTATAAACAACTAATAAAAAACAAAATAAATAACTAAATAAATAACCAGCTTCGTGAGCTCTTGCGAGACTCACTTGCTGAATTAAGTAAGTAAAAAGCTTTAAAGAGTATTTTTATTTTTAGTAAATACTCTAATTAAATATAGGGGTTGTTATATCGTCATATAGTTAATGCTAAAACAGTAAAATTATAATTTCGATAAATGTATCGACTTTTAATAAAAACAGCTTAAAAACGCTTATTTTACAGTTTAAGACAAAAAGAAAAAGAGCTATATTTTATAGCTCTTTTTAATAATTTACCATTATTTCTATATTCATTAAGGATAAAAATATTTTTATCCTTTTACTACTCTTAAATAGACTTCACATAAAATTCCTTTATAACCAATGAGAGTAACTTCAGTACAATTTTCCCATTCTTCAATCTTTGGCGATTTGTAAAGTTCCCATTTTTCTTTTTTAAGAAATGATAAAACTTCTTTCTTAGAATCAAATAATTCTAAGCGAAAGTTTCTTTGGTTATCAAACGTAGCTAAAATAAATTTCATGAGATATTTTCCCCTCTATAAAATATTATCTTCAAAATAACTAATCAATTCATCTTCATTATTGAAAGCTCTACTAATTGCAGTAGCAGATTTAGGATAGCTGGAATTATCTAGCTCGTTTAAATCTTTTAAGATTTCATTCCATTTTCTAGCGAGATTAACTGTTTCAAATTCATAATAGAATCCATTTTTAGTAGCTTCGTTAAAAAGCAAAATTGTTACATAATTCCCGTCATTGTAAGTTTCAATCACTTTTGCAATACTCATTGTTCTTAATTCCTTTTCTTTCTATTTATAAATTCGGTATTCTTGATTACCTACAAGAGCAGTTTGTACTAGGAAGAAAACGAGATAAGCAAGTTCTCCCCAAAAGATTGCAATTAACCAATCTTCTATTATGAAATGTGTTAAGAATGGAAAGATTACCCATCCAAATGTAATTAAAATCATCAATAGTAAGTTTTTAATAATGGTCATTTAATTTCACCGTTTCCTTAATTTCTATATTCATTATAGAATACAAAATATCTTTTGTCAACAATTTTATCAAAAAATTTAAAATAAAAAAGAGCTATATAAGCTCCTTTTAAAAATCATCATATACAGCCGACATTGCATCCCAATAAGTTGCTTCTTCTGTTTCATCTTCATAAAATTCTTTTTCATCTTCTGTACATTTCCCATAAGATTTATGGCGGCCCCATTCATCTTTTTCATCTGAATAATAATAGTTTTTATCACCAATTCTCTCACCAATTTTATATTCTTCTTTTGTTCCATGTTCTGGCATGCAATCAAAGCAAACCCACATACGGCCTTTATTTTTTGGATTGATTGTGTAGCATCTTGATTGAGCTTTAATTAGTTTAGAGCATTCTTCACAATATCTATCTTTCTTAATTGAAACAATTTTGAAGTTGCTTGTTGGATTCAGTAAAATAAAATGATTTTCCTCATGGATTGCTCCATATCTATAAACAGTTATTGTTTGAGAATTTACTAATCTCGGTTTCTTTATCATTTTATTAAATCCTTTCTGAGTATTTTTAATTAAAGAGGAATAACCAAGCACAAAACATGAACAGGCCAATTACAACAACAGAGACTAAAAACAAAGCTAAAGTTTCATATTCTGAATTATCTTCTTTATGATTGCTCAAATTTTCACTATTATAATAACTATAATGTGGCATATATAATAATCTCTGAGTCATAGTTGGATAGAGGAATGTACTTTCTGCTGGCACTATATAATTATTTCTTGGTATAGAAGATTTCCAAGTTTCTACAGGTGCAGCTGATACTATCTTTTTAGGTTTTGGATTTCCAAAGAGATTAAAGCCCTTTTTAGTTTGGCTTGTTGAGTTAGAATCAGTAGAATTAGATTTCCTAGCATTCTTACTTGGGTCATAAATTCCATTAGGACTTTTGCTAGAGCTTTTATTAGAACTTGACTTACTCGAGCTTTTACCAGAATGATGAGATGAGTGACTGCTATGGGCATGCCCACCACCATGTCCTCCGCCATGTCCACCACGAGCAAGAGCAGTGCTTGGCGTTAAGAACATTAGTAAAACAATTAGTGTTCCAAATAATTTTTTCATTTTTTTACCTTTCGTTTATTGTTTGTAGTTATATTGTACAATATATTTTTCAAGATGTCAACAATTTTATAAAATAAAAAGAGCACATGGCTCTTATTTTATTATTTGTTTAAAATCTTAGTAATATAGTGTTTCATTGTTGGTTTCAAATTAGTTTCCACTCTGTTTAGGTAATCTTCACTTAAGAAGCATTTATATTGGTCTAATTCTTTAATATATTCATCAGCAAGGTCATAGAAATCATTATAAAGTTTGTTCAATGCTTTTTCTTTGTCATTTGCTTTTGAATTTAGAATTTTTTCATATTCATCTTTATAGGTTAAAGTTGTTTTAATAATATTCTTTTGAACTGTTTTTCCATTTCGTTTTAGTTTATAATATTCAGTTTTTGAAATAGGTTTATTTATGAGTTCATATACTGGAATTTCTTCATATCGTCCAGTTGGGCCTTTTACTCCTTTATAACCCGTCTTTTCTTTTTCTGTTAAAGTGAAGTGTTCTTTCTTAACTTCTTTGTAATCAATAATATTAAAAAGCTTCTTTGAAAGCATATGGAGATTCATATAAAGCAAATCATCAAGTTTCATTTCATTTAATTTCATAAGTTTACCTCTTTCATTTTACAATCTTATTATATAATAAAGATTTAACTTTGTCAACAATTTTGTAAAAATAAAGCAAGTACTGATATGGCAAAATAAAAAAGGAAAAATTTATTTATGAATAATCTAAAAAAGAAAACTTATAGGAATACTTCATCATTTATTTCTACGACTCCTTAAGCTATAAAAATAAAATTATAAATTATAATTGAAGAGAAAAGGGGAACAGATGGTAGTATTAGCTCATAAAATTCGGATATATCCAACTGATGAAGATATAATAAATTTTAAAAAATATATTGGCTATAAACGTTATTTGTATAATAAAGCAATAGTAGTACAAAAAGAATTGTATTTGAAATACAAAGAAGAAAAAGCCAAATGTAAAGATTTCGATTCATTAGATGATGAAGAAAAGAAAATCTTTTATAGTAAATATTATCCCCATATGAGTTTAGTTCGTAATCACATGGTTAGGACAAAAGAAAAATGGGAGTATAATTATGCAAGTAAAATGGTCGCAGCAGCCGCTGATGATGTTACTAGAGCTGTTAGAAATGCACTTAACCCAAAGATGCCAAATCATAAAATGCCAAAATTCAAAAAGAAAAAGAATCAAAAAATGAGCTTTTCTTTTGAAGGCATAAAAATCAATGATAAAAATGAATTGATTATTCCCAAACCGAGTAAATCTAAATTGTCTGGTGTGATGCCAGAAAACCCAATAAAATTTAGTAAAATTAAATTAGGAGAAAAATTAAGATTTCAAGGGAAATTAACAGGTGCAACAATTAGTTGTAATCGAAATGGAAAATGGTTTGTAGGTTTAACAGTTAAGTTAGACGAGGAAGGGGAAAGAAAGCACAGATTAAAATTTGACCGAGATAGGACAAATAAACCAGAGTGTGGAATAGATGCTAATATTAGGGGCTTTCATTATAACGAATTAGACAGTAGTTATGCTGATTGGAAAACAACCTCAGAAGAACTAATGAAGCAATATGGATTGATAAAATATTATAGTAGAGTATTATCTAAGAAACGATTGGGTAATAAAAATTGGAAGCAAAGTAAGACTTATGCGAAAATGAGAACCAAATTGAGCAATAGTTATGCAAGAGCTTACAATTTACAAGAAGAAAACCTAAACAAATTCATTCAGTACCTAAATAATAATTATTCATCAGTAACGATTGAAGATTTAGATGTCAATAGCATGAAGATGAATAAACATATGTGCAAGAGCTTGCATAGGGCCATGTTTGGAAGATTTAAGCAGAAGATTGAAACTAAGTTTAATCAGATAAATATAGAGTTTATCAAGGCTGATAGATTTTACCCATCAACACAAAGATGTTCAAATTGTGGAATGATAAAAACTGGGGAAGATAAATTAGGATTGTCAGGTGACAAACACGGCAACAAACATAATGAATATAAATGTTTCTATTGTAATAGTGAATTAGACAGAGATGATAATGCTGTTGAAAATTTAATACAATATAAAAAATACTACGCTAAATTATGAGTTTGAGATTATAAACTCTGTGGGGAGTCGGTGTTTCCCAGTGTAATAGAAAAAATAAATATTACACAAGCAACAGGATTTTTAGAAACTCAATGTCTGAATGGAATCTACGGATTTCAAACGGGGAATAGTTTTGCAAGGTGGAACAAGGTTCCACCTGAAAGGAATCTAACAAAAAAAGTAATTTAAATATTGATAGGTTGAGTAATAAACTGCTATGTATCTATTTTTATGAATTACTTACTTATACATACAAACATCTCATTTGTATATATAAGTTATAATTGTAGTAACCGGTTATTACTTGATGGGCTCTGTTGGGTTGATTTCAAGTTCATTCACATTAGCTAAAGTAGTAAGAGATAATCAAGAAGATGAAGAAAGATATAACCAAATGTTCAGAGCAGTAGATGTTGATAACGAAAAATAAAGAGGCTATATTAAATAGCCTCTTTTTATTTTAATAAGTTTTCAAATTCATCTTCAAGTGTTTTTCTTTGATTGTAATTTTCTTCAAATTTGAGAAACAACTTAATCAATTCCTTAGGCTTCATGTATTTATGAATGCCATATCTGTCTAAGAATGGAAATTCAGTTCCCTCACTATAAATCAAGAAAGTATGACGAGATTCTGTACCAAGTGAGATACTAATATTATCATTAAATAATCTCTTATTCTTATAAGTAATTCCTTTTAATTTTGCTAATCGTTCCACTTCTACCCAATATTCATTAGAAAGTGTAGCTTTCCATTTTCTGTCTAAAAATTCTAGTTTTTCTTCATGAGTCATTTTACAATGCCTTTCTTATCTTAATTTGATTTCAAAGTATTTTCATCAACAACAGTGACAAGAGTTTCATCAGTTGGTTTGATAAGTAAATATTCATAATTTTTATCATCTGTAAATACTACTTTAATATGTTCACCATCCCAATAAGAAGTATATTTTCTACCACCGAAGTATTCACTTAATTTAACAAAGCCTTTGCTTAAGTCCTTGACTCGCATTCTCTTATCTAAACAAGATAATGTTAAATCAAGTTCTTTGACTCTATCATATTTCAATAATTCCTTATAAATTTCTTTGTTGCGAATCTTTAAATCTTCCAAGAAAGCTGGTAAAACAATATTTTGCCAATCAGTATCTTCGATTCCAAATTGGTCTATTGGGCGATACTTCAATAATTCGCTAACAAATTCTTCATCATAAAACAATTCTTTTTTAATGAAATTAAAGTTGTTTGTAATATTCATTTTACTTAACTTTTCTTTAAGGATTTTATTTCTTTCAATATGTAGATAAGGAGCATAAATAAAACCATTAAAGCTAGAACCATTTTCCAATGGGTTGAATTTGTATTTATCTTTTACTTCATCTTCTAATTCTTGATAATGTTTACTAGTTTTAACTTCTGTATTTTTCAAATCTTTAACAGACTTGATTTGTACTTCTTCAATAGTAATACCTGGTACTTCTTGTTTGAACATATAAGGGATAAAGCCTAGTCTTTTAATTTCTTTTTCTGTTGCTTTATCTTCTACATAAACAATATTTAGGCATTTTGAGGTTTCAAAATAATTCCAATGGATAATTTTTGGATAAGTCATTTTCACTAAACTTCCTTTCATAATTCATTTTAAGTCCAAGAGCCATTCCAAAATACAGTGTTTTCATTAACCGTATTTTCATCAATAATTATAACTAACATTTCGTCAGTAGGTTCAATAGTGATTTTATTATAAGATTTGTTATTATTGAATGTAACTTCAATTACTTCTCCATTCCAATAAGCAGTACATTCATCTTCTTTGAACATAATTTCATCAATTTTAACAAAACCTTTGTTAAGTGTCTTTACTTTTGCTTTTTCATTTTTACTAGATAAAAACCCATCAAGTTCTTTCACTTTATCATAGTTCAATAACTCTTTATAGATTTCTTTGCTACGAAGTTTTAGATTTTTCAAGAAATTAGGCAAATGTTTGTCTTGCCATACTTTAATTTCTTTTCCAAAACAATCAACTGGTTTAAAATTCAAAAATGCAGTAACAAATTCTTTATCAAAGAATAGCTCTTTCTTAATGAACTTAAATTTATTTACACTATCAATTTCTTTCATTTTGTCTGAAATTACTTGATTATCTTCCAAATAAGGAAGAACAGTATAAACAAAACCATTAAAATCTGTACCATCTGTAAGCGGGATTATTTTGTATTTATCTTCTAATTCTGGGTATTGTTTTTGGTAATTTCTTCTAATCTTACCATAACTCATTGCTCTAGGACTATAACCGTTAACTCGTTCCTTATAGATACCCGGAACACTACCAGAGAATATTTTAGGAATAAAGCCTAATTTTTTAATTGCATTTTCAGTTTTTTTATCATTAACAAAAGTCATTTCAATATAATCTTGTAAAGAGCCTTGGTAATAACTCCAGTTAATCATTTTTGGATAAGTCATTTATAATATTTCCTTTCATACTTTTATTTTTAAAGTCCTTTTACAATTTCTTGTTGCTTCTCTGAAAGAGCAAAGTAATTATTGTTAATCCATTCTTCTTGCTTTTTACTTAATGAATCAGTATTTTTGACTACCATTTCAAACAACTCATTGTAAACATCTTTACCATAACTGAAATAAATAGCATTTTTAATTTCATTTTCATAAATGCTTAACACTTCTGAATGAGCTCCATAAACACATTCATAAAATTTGCCATCTTCACTAAGCCATCCACATAAACCTTCATTTTCAATAAATGGGCGTTGGTCTGAATAATCCCAATCTTCGATTTCGTCATTATCAGTTTTCATAAAGAAACCGCCAACCTTATTTACATATAAAGTTTTATGAGTTCGTAGTTCATCTTCCATTTTTGGTAATTTGCTCAGCATACGTTCTAACAAATCAATATTATTAGCAAGACGAATCATTAAGTTTTTCTTGTGAATTAAATCAACATACCAAAGATAGAGTTTTTCTTGTGAAGTATATTCTTCCTTGAATTGTAGTTCCTTGTACCAAGCTCCGTTAATCTTAACATAAGTCATTTTCATTACCTCAACTTTCTAATACTATTATAAAATATATTTTGCTATTTGTCAACACAAAACAAATAAAATAAAAAACACAAACATTTTAGCCAGCATTGGTTAAGAATGTAGCCAGTTTTACGAATATTTAGGCTCAATTTTAACCGTGAATGTAGCCCAGTTTACGAACAATAGAAATTGTTATTAGCAATTCAATTTTAGATATTTACAAAAATTTTTGACTGTTCAAAAGAAAAAAGATATAATTAAAATAAAAGACAAGAGTAAAAGGAAAAAAGAATGAGAAAATACATTATAACTGAAAAAAGACACATTAAACAAATGAATAGAAATGAGAGAGTTTATTTGGATAACGTGGTTCGTCCAATCATTAAGAAAGATTGTGATGATAGTTTGCCAAAATTAAGCTTCCATTCTCTACAAAGGTTTAAACAAAAATTTCCTATACAACTAAATAAAGGTGATTTGATTGACACTTTGTTAACTGGGGATTTCATTGAATTTAAACGAATTTATACAAACAATATTTTAACTGATAAGAGAGTAGTACTCAGAAAGAATATGAAGAATGATTCTGAATATGATTTGGTTTTAGTTTATTCCTTAATGAATAATGAAGTTATTACTGTTTGGGATAATAAAAATACTGACCATCATTATAGTTTGGATTTAACTAAATACTCTCGAAAACCAATTTGTTAAACTAAAAAAGAGCTTATATTAAATAAGCTCTTTTTTAAGTTACTTCTAAGTTAATCATTCTCATTTTAATTTTTCTATTGATAAGTATTGAAGATTATTATATAATTAAAATATAAAGAAAAATAAGAGGAAAAACAAATGAGAAAAACATACCCAGATTTTGTAGATAAAGCTTATGATAATGTTGGTAGTGCATCTAATTTTGGTCATGTTGCTAGAGATAGATGGGACACTTTTGAAATCGATGGCTATCGAAAACTATCAGATGTCCTTAAAAAATCTAAAAATATACCTTGGGAACGCTTATATGTCTATTACAGTGATTTATATATTATGATTCAATTTTTATCAAATTTTGATGAAAAATACAATAATGATAAGAATGTAACTAAAGAAGAGCTTGTTAAACTTATGGAAGAAAATTTGGATAATCCGTATATAAATTGGGATATGATTTATTACCACTTTGAAGATGATTACAAATACAAGCATGGTCATATAGATAGTTTAGAAAGAATCGTATTGAACGTTTTATTTCAATTTAGCAAGAAATTAAAACAAAAGAACGATTTTTGGTAATAAGTAATTATTAAAATTTAAAAAAGCATAGATTTATTTTCTATGCTTTCTTTTTTTGAATTAAAATGAGCACTTCTGAGCTGTTTTTCTTTGAAGTCGATACATTTATCGAAATTACGTTTTTTCAGTTTTAGTGTTGCTTTTATTTCGATATAACAACCCTCAAAATCAGTCTTATAGATGAATAAAATAGCAATTTTCAACTCTCAAACTATCCAACTTAGAAATATAAAAAATTTTATTCTTTTTGTTGACAAAGTGGGTTTTTTGTTGTACAATATAACTATAAAGAAATGAAAAGAGGATAACAAAATGGCTAAACAAAAAACTTATAAAGTAACAAGAACTGTTTATGGACTTTACAATCGTACTACTACTGTTACACTTAAAGGAACAGTAGAAGAATTGCTTGAAACAACAAAACATGCTTTTATGACTGGCCGTACATGGGATAATTCAATCAATTCTAACCCAAAAACAATTAAAGGTTTTGCTTCTAATTATAAAAAAGCTTTAACACAAGCACTTGGTCGTCCAGTAGAAGTATCTTATGAAGAATTTACAGCATAGAAAAAGAGGACTTACAAAATGAAAGAAAAACGCTATCAAGAACTTGCTTTGCCTGAAAAATTGATTGTTGGTCTAATCTATGACTTGTATATGGAATGGATTTCAGAACGACTTGGCCATAAATATTTGAAAAATAGTTTGTTCTCCGATTTTAAATTTGCTCATCATATCTCTCGTACTCCATTTGCTGAATATGCAGATTACTTCTATATGTGGGGATATGAAGAAGAATTGAAAGAAAAGGGTGATACTCAAGCTAAATCACCACTATACAAAGCTCAAAAAGAATTTTATCAAAAACTAAAAGAGGAACTTCAACAAAAAGAAGAACCAAAGAAAACTTTTCTACAAAAAATGTTTAAATAAGCATAGAGTAAAATCTATGTTTTTTATTTTTATATTTTGTTGACAAGCTAGAAACTTTATTGTACAATATAACTATAAAGAAATAAAAAAGAGGAAAAGAAAAATGAGAGATGCTATTAAATTCGAAGTACTAAATTGTAAAAAAGTTGAAACAGCTATTAACCGTGCTGAAAAACAATTGATTAAAGACGCTAAAGAACATGGTCTTTATGAAAATATTGGGCAATCTTATGCTCGAGTAATTCGTGATGAATTTCTTTACTCTAAGGGGAAAGATTTTCAATCTCAAATGAAAGTTGTAGATTTGGTTCAACAATTTGCTCATCGAATGAGTACTCTTTCTTTGGCAGAGTTACAATCTGCTTAATATTTGACTTTTTAAAATCAATTTGTTATAATATGACTATAATTGATTTTTATATGGGGTAACAAGAGGTATAGGCGAGTCTCGGCTGTGCGTAAAACAGTTGTAATACTAAGTATTCCGGATATACTTGTTACTTGGAGAAGGTTTGATAAAAACTTAGGGTTCAAATCCCCCTTACCCCATTTGTTTAGTAAGTTTATTACTGATAGAGGAAGGCTTAAAATTCTAACCCGGGAAAGGATTTACGAGTCGGGCAATGGCTGAAATCAAATTCATTCAAGCCGTACAACTTGAAAGAAATGAAAGTAAAAGATTGTCTAAATGGCGGGTCAGCACCGTCCTAAACAAATTTAGATTTTCGTGATAAAATTTACCGCTACACTAAGAAAGGTAAAAATCATGAAAATTATTGTTAAACTAAATGGTGCTATCATTTATAAAGGTGAAATCACTTCTTACATTCCACCTTCTTTTATTACTTCAAAAGAAAAAGGTTACATTTCAAATCTTTTAGCATTGATTGATAAAGGAAGCGAAAAAGAATGGATTAAACTAAAAGATGGTACAACCATTACTATAACTACTTCATAAAGAGAGCAGAGAAAATCTGCTCTCTTTTTGTTATATTCAGAACTGAAAATAAGCAACTCTAAGCTGTTTTTTCATTAAGTCGATACATTTATCGAAAGTCAGTTTTAACTGTTTTAGCGTTGACCACGTTTCGATATAACAACCATTAAAATCAGTTTCAAATCTCAACTAAAATCTAAAAATAGTAACTCAAAACAAACAATGAAATTTTTGCTTGTTTTTATTAGTTCAACTTACTAAAAAGAATAATATAAATAAAAGGAGTTTTTATGGATAGAGAAGATTTTATGAAATGTATTAACATAATAGCTCATGGAATTTATGGTGGTGAAGAACAGGCTAAATATTATTATAACAAAATGATAGACGAACCTGATGATGAAGAATGGTCATGGAGATTTGATGAAGCTGTAGATGAAGCCCAATATTATAGAGATAAATATGGGTATATTAAGGAACTAGAGGATGCTGTTACGTTTTTGAGAGCATGCGAGCTCATAAAAGATAATCACCCAAAATACTCTTATGAAGAGCAAAAGGCTATATTAAAAAAAGCAGTTGAAAAGGGCTATAAATTTGATTTCTTGCTAAGAGATTATTATGCTGCTGAAGATTGTATAGAAATTGTAACAGCCCTAGCAACTATCAATTTTATTAGCGACAAACAATTTCAAGATTACATTTCATATTTTGAGCCGTTGTAAAAATAAAAGTTCTTTTCTTTTAGGGAAGAACTTTCTTAGTAAAAACTTAAGTGATATAAAAAGAAAAAATAAAAAGGAGTATAAAATGGCTAATCTTACTGATTTTGAAGCTTATAACTTAAAAAATGAGTTCCTAAGTAATTACTTCGAACCATTAACTAAAGAAGAAGCTACACGCCAAATTTTTATTTTAGATAAAATACAAGATTCAGAAGATGTGGCTTGTATTCGTTCTAAAAAACCAGAAAATAATGCTAGAGCTAAATCAACACAATCTGTTCCATTCTTTGTGCAAGATTGGGAAAAAAGAAATAAAGATATTTGGAAAATTTCAGGTCGTTTCTTAACAGATGATTCTAGCTTAGATTTAACTAGATTAAATATTAACAATGTTAGAGTTTATTTCGCACCAGGTACTAGTGCCAAGAACAAAGAACTAGACTACTTACATAGTATTGCTTTAGATGTGGACCCTACTACTGTTGAAACAATCCAAAATTTAGAATATTATATGGAGCACTTCTATAATGTATTACCATTTAATATGATTGTAAATTCTGGTAATGGACTTCATATTTATTTTAACTTTGATAAACCTGTTAAATTAACTCAAGCAACTAAATTCCATTTGAAAAATATTAAAGAGGTAATAAGTTTCATTTTTTCTTATATGCTAGGATTAACTACTCATACTTTACAAAACTATCAAGAGTATCAAGAGTGGCTTAAAAATCCAAACAGAAAAGGGAAGAAGCCAAAAATTGCTAATACTACACAAAGTATTATGCAAAAAATGAGCGTACCAGGTTGTAAGACTAAATTTTATAATACTCAAAATCAAGCTATTGTTACTGCGTACCGCGCTAAAAAAAACAAAATCGCTTTTCAAGATTTTTTAATCTCAATTAGCAATTTTGTTGAATTGTTCCGCGGTGACTTACCAGTCACAATATATAATAAAATCAAATTGTTTATAGAAGATACTTCTATTATTGATGAGCTAATTCACTCACAATCAGAACTCTCTAAAACAGATTTGATTTTAAATGATTTAGATAAACTCTACCACTTATCTCTAACTCCCCACAAACTTTTATCAAGTAGTAAATCAGCTATTTTGAAAAATATGTCAGAAGTTAGAAGATTACTTAAACAACAAGATGAAAGAAGAGATGAGGTAGTTAGAGGTTACAGAGCAAAAGCTCTTAAGGGCAGAGGCAAAATGCTTGTTATTTTAGGATTTACTCGCAATCTTGCAAGTAATCTTAAACAGTTTAATAAGTGTTTAGACGAGCCCTTAGAGGATAAAGAAGTAAATGCTATTATTTCTGAAGTCCGTAAACTAAAAGGGCGCGTTGCTTATAACCATCGTACGTTTAAAAAGGACCATGGGTTCTATTATATTAAACGTAATAAGTATATCAATAGCGCTCATAAAGCTGCTGAAGAAGCTTATTATGTTGAATGTGGCTTAAACTACGGACATGGTTATGAAACTTTTGTAAATCCTACTAATTCTGTTGCAGCTGTATATTCTGAAAATCCAAATTACTACTTAATGAATCATGAAGCTCTAGCTACTCAACTTCGCTTAAGAGGTATCGTTGGAGAAAAACAATACGCCGAAGCAAGAAAGAAAGTATCTAAATTCTTCTCGCTTCAGGCGCATAATAATTATATGGAGAATTTTAAACGTTTAAGAAGTGGCAAAGATTTATTGCCTAGACCTTTAAACTTCGTTCATCTATTTACTTCAGAAGCTTCTCCAGCTGAAGCTAGAACTCCTTATAGAAAATTAACTCATACAGAAAAAGCTATTAAACAATTCCAAAGATTAGAAGAAGCACTAGCTATTATTTCTACTTTAGAAAATACTAATCATTGGAATAAAGATAAAGAAAGACAAATCCAAAAAGTTTCTAAATACTTCCAAAGATTTAGAGCTCTTGATAAATCTATCAAAACTTCTTTCTTATCTAACGAATTAGAAGTTTCATTAGAAACTCTAATCCAGCAAAGCTTTAACTTGTATGATAAATACAATAATGTCTTAATTCAAAGACGAGCCCTCGTGAAAAATGGTAACTATTCAGGCACTGAAGAATTTGCAAAGAGTATCTTAACTAATTTTAATGATTATAGAAAAGAAAAGAGAAATGAGCAATTTATTAAAACAGTATCTAAATTAGCTACTAATAAAGTATTTACAAAGAATAGCTTAAATAATTACTCAATCACTTCTTTACTATATAGATTTAAAAGAAATTATAGAATTTTTCTAAGTAGTGAAGATGTAGTAAATACTTATCTAGCTATTCATAAATTAGAAGATACTAATGAAAATAGAATTGTGGCTAAAGTAAATCTAGCCTATGAATTGAGCTCTATTATTAAATCAGTAAGACTTAATATTAGAGATGGTTTTTACACTACAATTCAAAGACTAGATAAAACTACAGCACAATTAACAAATGAAACATATAGTAAAACTATTGTTGCTACAGCAGGAGAAGTAGAATCGTTTATCAGAACAATTCTAAATCCAGTGTTAGAAGGTCTTACTTATAATCTCATTTTTGAAATGGATTATACCGACTTCAACACGACTCTCCCTCGTAACAGTGTTTTTGTGTCAGAGAAACTTAATAAAGTAATTGAAATAAATCTTGATGCTTTAACTCAAAGTCAATCTCTGTTAAGACTAGCTTCATAATAGAATAAGCTTGACTTTTCTATTCATAGCAACAACTTGCTTTTTCATTAAAAGTCAGGTTACTTTTGTAGTGTCTTTTTTAGCACTTTTAACAAAATTTTTAAGAAGTTAGAGTAAAATTACTATAAATTAGTTAATTCTAGCCTAATGTAATCTTAAATGAATTTAAAATGCCTACTACAAGAACAAGTTTAATAGTTGTTGCTATCGCTACATAATAACCTCAATTACAAAATATTATTTATTAAAATAGCTTTACTAAAGGAATTTTTGTTATTTATTCCTTTAGTTCTTATATCTCTAGCAGTCAGTTTTTCAGCTCTAATACTCATCAAGTAATGAATCGAATCAATCAAAGAACTTACTTAAAATCAATACTTATTTAGTAAGGAAATGTAACTAATACTAATAGAGTTATCAAAATAAATAGAATTACTTATCAAGTAAGAAAGAGTAGCCTAGTTAATAGAGTTATTGCTATCGCTACATAATAACCAAAGACTTAAAATATTATTCAATAAAACAGCTAGAAACAAGGATAAAAGTCATAGCAATTATTTCAGAATAAGAAGCAGAAGAATTTCTTTGCTTAGGAGTTCTGAACAAAACCTGTTACTAATAAAGTAAATAGACAGACATTTCAAAAAATACTCATTTAATTCTGAACTAATACTAATAGAGTAATTAGAATGAATAAGAGAGTAATTACTTATGAAGTGATGAAAAGTAGCCTAGTATATAGAGCAATTGCTATCGCTACATAACATAATAACCAAGAATTTAAAATATTACTCACTTACTGCAAATAAATACTGCAAATAAAAAAGGACTACTTAAGTAATCCTTTTAATTGTTATTTAATATTTGAAATGAATAGAGCTCGTACAGGAACTACATCAGCCACGTCATAAAATTCAAATTCATACTCAGGATATTGCTTTCTAAGCGCTTGCATAACCATTGTAGATGAATCTAAAATATAATTCACCTTTAACCAAAGATTCCATTCTAATTGAGTTCCAACTAGAAGAGTATTAGTTGTAATGTTTTTAATCACAATATTTTTAGCTTTCATATTGTTTCCTCTTTTCATTTATTTATAGTTATATTATATAACTTTTCTTTTAATTTGTAAATAATAACAATTATATAAAAATAAAAGATAGGAAGAAAGACTTAAATATTGCTCAGAGACTGTAACTCGTCCATGGCTCGATTTCATATGGTAAGTTGATAAATTATTCATGATTTTAGCAAGGTCGCTTAAACTGCAGCTAATAAAAGATTACTCATTTCTGAGCAATCTTAATTATTCTTATTCAAAAGTAATATTAGACAAGAAATTGTTTTCATCTGTTTCAGCAGAGATAGTTTGTTCAACTTCTAGGAATGGAAGTTTATCAAGCGTGTTTTTATTAGCTTCAATCTTGTAAATCTTATCATTGATTTTCAAATAGTAAATAGTAGTACCATCAATAACTTGAGTCTTAATAGAAGTAATCTTTCCACTAACTTTTTCTTTTGGCTTAACTTTCTCACCAGTAACAGCTTCATCAATGTTATTGATTTCTTCCCCAGTAACACTCTTAATCAATTCGTTAATATTAGTATTTACAGTAACTTTTTGGAAATCTTCTGCATTAACAAGAGCATAAGCTTTGATAAGACTTCCTTTATCTTTAAGAGAAACTAAGTAATATGCTTGACCATTTAATTTTGTAAGGATTGGAGCAGTAGCATTATATCCTTTTTCTTGAACTGCACCTTCAGCAGATTTCATAGCAGAAGTTTCAGTAACAGATGGTAGACGATAGAAATTAGTTTCACGAGTTCTCATATTAACGAGAACAAATCCTAAGTTAGAGTTGTCAGCATTAACAGAAGTTAAACCAGTATAAAGGTAGATGTCAGAGCCGATTGTAATGTAGTTGTATTCATCTGTTGTTTTACGAACACCCTCTTTACTAAAGATTGAGTTCCAAAAACCATTTTTATAAGTATAATGTTGATTCACACGTTGAATAACATTAGTAGCAGAATAAACACGGTCAATCCATTCAGGTACATCACTCAATGAATATTCTTTAGTTTCTCCAGTAACTGCATTAAGAAGAATAGCTCCATTTGGTTCTTTTGGCCCAAAGATAAATTTACGAGCATAAGTAGTAGCTACGTAATATGGATTACCTTCATCATCTACTTCAAAAGATGGGTCACCAAACATTGTTGTAGGATAAGAAGTACGGAGTTTTACACTCACATCATCTGTAAAATAAGAGGAAGCAGTATATTTCATTCCTTTATCAAGTTTAACAAGTTCACCTTTACCTGTAGTTTGGTTAATCTTAATATAATATTGAATGCCGTCTTTTCGATTGTTTAACCAACGAATAAAACTTGCATATCCTAGAGGAGTAACTCGATATGGTTCATCTTTGATTGTGATTTGTCTATACTCATCAGAGATTTCAAATTGTGATTCTTTATCAATAGTACCCATCAAAGAATTACCAATCTTTTTAGCAGAATCTTTATCAAGCAAAGCAAGTTTGTTTATATCTGTATTTGGAAAGTCAGTATTAAATTCTTTAGTTTCAACTTGAATCAAATCAGAGTAATTCTTAGCTTGAAATAATGGAGTAGCAAAGAGTGAAAGTACAGTTGCTCCAATTGTAAAGATAGAAATAACACTAATAATTACAATATTAGGAACAGTTTTTACTACATCAGCATCTTCAGTAAGCAGTACAAGAGCAATATAATAAACGAGTGCAAATAGAATTACTCCTCCCAAGAAGTAATAATCTGTCAAATTGAAAGCGGGTAATGTCATATACCAATAAATAGCAAAGACAATTAGGGAGATTGCTAATGAAATAATTTTGGCTGGTGTTTTATTCATAATTTTCGTTATCCTTTCTGAAGTTCAATAAGTTGGTCAATAAGGTGTTGGCAATTTTCTTCAACATAAGCTTCATCACGCCATACTTCATCTTCATTGATAACCCAATCTGGTAACATAGCATCAATAAATGGGTTTTTATCCCCTACATGGCTACAATCAAATCCAATATAATTGTCTTTTGAATTGTTAAACAAGAGCTTCAAGTTCCCTTTATAAGTAATTCCTCCATGACAATCAAGCTTGTTGATAAGATTACTTTCCAAAGTAACTTCATCAATAGGTTTTAGTTGAATGAAACCACACAAACTACCACTTTTTGGATGCTGAAATACTATGTAATTATAATCTTTATAATTCTTTAGGTAGAATCCATTAGGATAGTTAATCTTAAATTCATTCCATTTTTCCATAGTTAAATTTCTTCTTTCTTTATTTTATAGTTCTATTGTATTATATAAAGACGAAAAAGTCAATAAAATATTGCAAACTTATAGAAGTTTTGATAAAATAGATTTACTAAAAGAAATTGAGGAAATAAAAATGAATTTAGATGAGCGTTCAAGTTATGAAAAGAATATTATTCAGAAAGCTGTTGATAAAGGATTACCAATAGAGAAATACCTTAACCCTAAATTTTCTATTTGGACTATTAAGTATTTGATAGCTGTACTAGAGGAAGAAAATAACTTAGATAATTTTCCATTTGATGAATATAATGATAAACAGATTCAAGTCCTTTTGTACTGTATTTATCGAGGTAAGGAATGGAAGAGTTGGGCTGAACCAAAAATGAACTATAAAATCATGGACTTATTTTACTATTCAAAAAATACTCAAGAATTGCTTTATTTCTATAAACGAGGATTTAAACTAATAGAACTTCACCAGATAGATAAATTCATTAGCGATGGTTTTGACCCTAAAATTATTGATAACCTAGATTTCAATTTCCAACAAATGAGAGAAATTAGAAAAGCTCTACGAAGTGGAATCTCTATTACTAAATTAGCTAATCCCAATTTAACATGGAAAGAAATAAGAGCTAGAAGAATAAAAGCTTATGGAATTAAAAAGGGCATTGAATTTTATATTACTCATTATAATGAGCTTTAAAAAAGAGCAATTTTAAATTGCTCTTTTATTTTTTAGTAAAACTTCCGTTAGAATAATTAACTTCATAACCAGAAGCATTGTTGAATACTTTTACTTTTTCATTGATTACACCATCCTCTGATTTAGCATTAACAATAACATAGCGAGGAACTAATTCATTACCTTCATAATAAGGCTCAACGCTATAATATACATTATTTTTTGTTTTTTCTACATAGTCAGAAACTTTCTTTTCAATGTATTGCATACCGCCATTACCATTGTTACCAACGTTTTGTTGACGAGTACCAGTAACTACATTATATTTATATGAGCGTCCACCAAGAGAATCAGCAATCAAATGAGAGCGATTGTAGAAATAACCGTTATAAATTTTTCCAGTTGGAAGTTTGACTTTAACTTCTTCGTTATTACTTACTCTTTTCTTTCCTTTCATAACGATTTGACCATTAGAATCTAATTTCCACCACCCACTAGGTTCTGAATCTGGTTCAAATTCTGCACGCCACCCTTTTGAGTCCATTACTGCTTTGTAATTAACTAATCCATATGCAGTTGTAGTTCGGCCTAAATCATCATGAGAATAAGAATAAGTAGTAGAGAATTTGCTTTCATCAATCTCAGCTTCACCTAAAACTTCATACATATCGGGGAATTTTCTTTCATCATAATCTGAGCCTGATGGATTTGAAGCAGTTTCATTATTAGAATGTTTATCTTTAAATTCTTTAACTTTTTCTTTAGCAGATTCATAAGCAGATTTTGATTTATTTTTTACTTCTTGTTTAACTTGTGGTAATTTTTGATAACCTGTTGGGTGGATTTGGCCACAACCTGTTAGAGCAATTGCTCCTGCTAAAATTACGATTGATTTTGTAAGTTTGTTCATTTTTAATAACCTCTTTCAATATTTATATTCTTATTGTACAATATCTTTAAAGCTTTGTCAACAACTTTTTGATATAAAAATAAAAAGGAGTAAAACTATGAAAAATTTAATTTTATATTCCATGCTAATAAGTATGACTATCATTTTTTGCTTATTTTTCATTCTGCCGTTGTTATTAACTTTAACTTTTATTTTCTTTAAAGTTTTACTTTGGATTATTCTATTTATTTTTATTTTAGGTTTAGTAACTCTATTTAAATTCTTTTTTAAAAAAGAGTAAAACGAGCTATTTAGTTCGTTTTCTTTCTTTTTGGAATAATAAAAATAAATAGAAAACAAAGGGAAATAAAAAATGAAAGATAAAATAGATTTAATTTACATTAGCTTGAGTGGAAATACAGATAGCTTTGTTAAGAGATTAAGAGACTATATTTTATTAAATACTAAGCTTAAAGAAGTTAATTTGTTAAACGTAAAAGAACTAGTAAAAGAAAATATTCCATTCAATGAAGTAAGTAATAATTTTGTAGCATTTTTACCAACATACCTAGAGGGTGGAAATGGTATTGATAATGGTGATAAAGAAATATTAACTACTCCATTAAGGGAATATATTCGTTATAAGGATAACTATAAAAAATGTTTAGGAATTATTGGCTCAGGCAATAAGAATTTCAACAATCAATATTGCTTGACAGCTAAACAATATTCCCAAGAGTTTGGCTTTCCAGTATTATATAATTTTGAATTGAGAGGGTTAGACTTAGATGTTGATAAAGTTAGCTCTATTATTGAAAATCTTTTGAATCAAGATTAAAATTTACCACCGATATTAGTTTTGAATTACTAATAACGGAGAGATAAAATGAAAAAACTAGAAGAAAAGGAATGGAAGTATTGGATTCCCTCTGCTGGTAGAGCTGAAAACATAAAAACAGTTGATTATTTGTTATCCATAGGCGTACCGAAAGAAAATATAAATATTATGGTACGAGATGATGAATATGAAGCTTATAATGCCAAATATAAAGGAATGGCTCATATCCTACCAGAGCAAAAAACAAAAAATATTGGTATCATTAGGAATGGAATAGTTAAACTATGTGATTTTGAAGAGCATCTTAACTGTATCTTAGATGATGATACAACTTCATTTTTGATTTGGACTAATGACGGCACAAAATATGGAAATAGAGCTAAAATAACTAATATAAAAGATTGGCAAGATAGATATATTGAAGTATTAAATACATTAGATTTAGATTTAGTTCCAGCAATTGGTCAAAGAGCTGGTGGAAGTAATTTTCTTTTTCAAAAATGCCTTACTGAAGAAATAACTTATTTTGGAAGTTTAAGCGGCTCATGTTTTGTTGTATTAGACCCAGATTTTCAATTTATCAATCATTCATTTTATGAAGATAAATTAACTTGCTATGATTATTGGGTTAAAGGTAAAGTAACTCCAATCATTAACAATTTAGGTATGTTACGTTTGCCGGAAAGAACTGCAAAAGGTGGAATAGATTATAAAGGAATAGCTAAAGAAATAGAAGAAGCTGTTGATTGGGGAGCAGAACATTTCCCATTTACAGAAAAGAGATTAACTAATGAGAAGTATAGAGAATACCAACCTTATGAAATTTATACTAATAAAATGCGTATCTTAAAATATTTAGCTTCTATTGGTGTTGACCATAAATATATTCCAGAGGAATATAAAAAGAAAGCTAAAAGAAAAAGCTTATTTGAATAAAAAATAAAAAAGTAATCCTTAATTGGATTACTTTTTTTTATAACATTTCTTTCAATTCTTTAACAGCTTGTTATGATTGTTGCTTACATCTGTAACTTATTGTAATAATCAATAAGTGAGTTGCAAGGTAATACCTCAGAAAGAGGACGAACTCCTAATTCAACTTGAATTGTTGAATCAAGTACATTCGCTAGAAATGACACAATTTGACCATTTCCTTTTAATTGATTTACTTTTTCCTTAATTTCTTTTTTATTTGATTTTGTTTTAACTCTTTTAGTCTTTGCCTTTTTAGGTAAAGATTTTTTAAGTTTAATATTAGTAGAGCGAATGGCGATATTAAGAGCTGCTAATAAATCTCTATCAATTTTCCCAGTTGTAAATTCAACTATTCTATCTTTAACAACTCCAATCTCTTTTGTTATTGGATGTTCTTTACTTGTGTTAAATGCAGAAACTTTCTTCACCTCAATTCCATACATAGAAGCTTTTTCTATAATTTTAGAATGGATTTGAGAGTGATTCCATTTACCGCCTTGAGAATTTAACCAAGAAAGATTTTCTATATGAATTGTTTTACATTTTTGTTCTAATGCTAATTGTACGATTTCATTAGATAAAAGTTTAGCTTGATAATCTTTAGTGTTGATAATTTTATTAGAAATATTTGAATAAATATTTTGCCAAATTTCATATTTGGGAAGATTTGTTAACCTTAAAGCTTCATAAGATTTAAGTTTATCATATAAGATTTGTTTATTTTCATAAAGTTTATTGATTTTATATTCTGTTTCTTGACTTCGTTTTGTGTTGATAAATTCATTACTGAAATCACCTTCTCTATCAACTACAACAGAACTAAACAATTTAACTTTCCCTATGTCAATACCTAAGATTTTATCTTCTAATTCATAATCCCCCACTTCATATTCATAAGAACAAACACCTATATATTGATTATCTCTTTTGCGTTTAATGAACCGTGGCTTAGCTATTTTTCCAGTAAATCTTTCATCTATGCTACTTGGAAAGACTATTTCATACTCAATCCAATCTTTCTTATCAACCTTTATTTCACAAATATTTCCTTGTTTCATTCTGAATATTTGCTTTTCTGAAATAGTATAATCAAGATTGAATACAGCACTTCTTGCTAATTCGGGTATAGAATTACTTCTTTTAATATTTGCAATTCTACTTCTTGTTGGATAAAGTTTTAATTTATGTAATGAATTAAATAAATCTTCATTTATGTTAAAATCGTTTTTAACTAATTCATTCCAAATGATGATTGTTTCTTGTTTAGATTTTAATTCCCGTCTAATATTCTCAAACAAGATATAGGAGTGCCACGTTTTATTGTGAAGGGACCATTCATTTATTCTAAATTTAAGATTATCTCTCAAATCTCTCCAAACATCACCTCTAAGTTTAGATAGGTCTATATTATCTAAAATAGCTCTTGTTTCATCATTGGAAAGAATAAAGTTCAATTCATTTTGAAGAAAATCATAAATAGGTTTTAATTCATCTGGCATATTTATATTAAAACTCTTCCACTGAACTTGCTTCTTCATTCAATCTCCTTGTGTTATTTATTGTTTCTATTATAACAAATTATCAACTTATTATCAATTAAAGTTAATCAGAAAGTTGTTATATATTACAAGAAATATCTATAAAAAGCACCTGCTTCTATTATTTTTGCCTTTCTTAATAGTAATAAGTTTCAATGATTACTTCTGAATCAAGAGAAGAAATTACAGTATCAGAAGTTTCATAAGAGTCATAACCACGAGAATAGTTAGTTTCAACAGTATCAATTTCATGTTGAATACGAGCAACTTCAAATTTTACAGTTAAACCTGTATCTTCTTTTAATTTCATCAAATCATCAAAAGAACAACGAGTGCTTGTCAAATCATAGACAACTTGGAAAAGACGAATATCATTGATAAGAATTGATGTACCCAAAGAAACTTTAACATTGTCTTGATGAAGAAGTGAACCAAAGAAAGCTTCTGTACGAGCAATTCGGCGTTGTTCTTTTCGGATTGCCGCAATTCGTTTAGTTTCTGCTTCTTGTTGAGCAATTTCTTCAAGTTTATCTTGGATTAGGATAGCTTGGTTATATCGTTTAGCGATTGCAATGTTTTGAACTCGACCGAAATGAGCATAAGCTGCATTTACAAGAGTTTCCTCAGTAAGAATTTCTCGGTCAAAGTATTCAGACCATTCAGCTAATGTTCCAGCGTAAACAGTTGGTTTAGTTACTCCTAAGTATTTTACTCGAATTGCGATTGTTGTTTCCATTGTTATTTCCTCTTTATTTCATTTGTTGTTTTATTATAGTTATATTATACAATAGAAATTTCATTTTGTCAACACAAAAACACAAAAAAAGAAAAATTTTTTTAAATCTTTCTTTTTTCCTTATTAGTAGTGAATTTAATCAAATACTACATCATCAATATAGCTATTTGAATCTCGGTCAAAATGTTTGAGAGTTAGCTTAATTCCATTCAGAGAACAGAATTTGATGATAGCAACAGTGGCTGGAGTAAGCCCAGTTACATAAACCACCAATTTATCACCTTTATAAAGATGTCGAAGATTCATAGCTACAGTATTAAGAAGTGCAGTTGGATTGATAGGGAAA